GTACCGGTTATACTGCGGCCGGTGCTGCCGTAACCAATGCTACGGCCCCGGCCGCCACAGGTACGACTGCGTTCTGGACTCCCAGTGCTTCATTAGCGTGGACAACAGTGACATTGGCGACGGCATTCGATGCTTTGCTTATTTACAACGACACCTCCGCTGGTAAAAACGCGGTAGGCGTGTTTACTTTCGGTAGTCAAACGGTAACTGCAGGCAACTTCTCGCTGACGATGCCTACCAATGATAGTTCCACGGGTTTGATTAGGCTGAATTGATATGACAGCTAACACCGTCTTAAATCCAGGAACCGGTGGCGACACAATCGCCACCGAAGATCAGGCTGGGGTTAAATACCAGATCGTGAAACTGGCACAAGGCACGACCGGCACCCAAACACTGGTTAGTGGGAGTAACCCACTACCTATGGTGGAAACCCCCCGAGCAAAAGTGGTAACCGCTTTACTAAGCGCGGTCACCACTAACCAGACTTCTGGCGTAGCCGCTTTTCCAGCATCCAGGAAAACTATACAGGCATCGGTTACAGGTACGGGTACAGTTTCGGCTGTGATTACATGGTACGGAAACAACACCAATTCGACCACTAACGGGGTTGGGATAGCCACGACTACCCTTACGGGCACCACCACCGACCAAAGCGGGGCGGACATTCCCGCCGAATGGCCTTATCTATACTGCATTGTCTCGCTGATTACCGGCACAGCTGCAACTGTTAGTGCGTCGGTGGCGTACTGATGGGCGCTACCGTTGTTACTAAGGCTGGGTCTGATGCATTTACACTAAATAGTATTGCCGAAGTTTTCGACAACGCCGCACCAAACAACATAATCAATGCAGCCGGTATTCAAGCAGTTGCGCCGACGACTAACGCGCATTTGTTACTGTTGCCCAAAGGCGCAGGCGGTATTTCATGTATTTTTCCGAGCACCTTATTTCCGCTAGGAGATCAGGCCCTAAATCTAGGGCTTATTTATGGCAGTTCAGCATCGGGCGCTAAATCGTTAAATTTTGCCAATGGCGGAACTGCATCTGGCGGAAACGCAATCAACTTTGGCTTTGGTGGAACTGCATCGGGGCAAGGTGCGATTAATTTTGCAGCAGGGTTTTCTATGGGGACTAGCACAGTAAACTTTGGAGTACTTACCAATCAGGGGAGCTATTCAGCAGCATTCGGCGGTGGCTTCGCAACGCAAATAGGGCAAAACAAATTATCAGTGCAGTCACTTGGGGATCAATTTGGCACTAGCGGTTTGGCCGCTGGAATAACGCCTATTAGCGTCACAGCCGACGACACCGGGCCAGCTATACTGTCAGCTAATGGAATTTATGACATAGGGGCGTATGACAACTCAACAACATTTTGTCTATTGAATTTAAGTTCCGCAGTGTTTGAGATATTTGTTATCGCTAAATCATCTGTTGGAACAGCAGCAGCATGGCGAGTAACGGGGCTATTTAGTGTTGATACTACAGGTACAGCATCGTTAATTGGAACGCCTACAGTTACATTAATTTCGAGCAATATCGCGGTTTTGCCGGTTTTCGTAGCTGCCAATATTACTGCAATATCAAATATTCCTGATTCACTTAACTCTGCCGACGTAACGTCTGGGGGCATAAATATAACGGCTCCTGCTGCGGCGGTGGGAACTACGGTATTTTGGGCGGCAAGTATAATTTCGTGTGAGATAAAATCATGATTACTATAGCAATAACAGCAGATGGCGGCACTGAGTTTTTCATTGACGGAGTTACAGGCGGCACGATTGAGCAATTATTAGGGCGCAATAAGCTATTAGTCGCGGCGGCAATGAGGAGCAGGATACCAGCGCCTTTACCACCAAACACTAGAGATATAACAACCACAGAATTTAACGCTAAATTTACTGATACCCAGCGCGATCAGATCTTAGATTTGCAGAGCAGTGACATCGTAGTGCGGCGGATAGTGTTTGATATGCTGACCCGAACAACCATCAATCTTGACGATCAGCGCACTATCGACGGTCTGAATTATCTGGTCTATGTCGGCGTAGCGCTGGATTTGACGCTGTTTTAAATGTTAACCACGCTATTTCAGCTTAACGCTCAAAATAGCACCACCACAGTCGCTTTGGGAGGGGTGACCTTTGTCTCTGTAGCGGGCGCGGCCACAGTTTCGGTATCTTCGGCAGCATCCGGGGCGGCTATACCACTGAGCGCGGGAGCCGTAGGTTCAGCGACTATTGCAGCTGTCGCAGGACAACAGGCAAACAGTTCTCAAGGCGTAACAACTCCGAACAATGCTCTTGGGATACTGAGTGTAATTGCTACGTCGCTTTCCGGAACGGTAACCCCATTCGTCGGCGTTACCGCGCAACTGATAGGCGTTTCGCTGGCCAGTGCCCTCGGTGTCGTATCCAAGGTATCCTCTTCCACTGTCGGACTGATCGGTCAATCGAGCACAACAGTCCAGTCCAGTCTTCAGGCAACTTTCGATAAAGCCATTGCGGGGGTTTCGACCAACAGTTTCGACGGACTACTGAGAACCGATGCTTCTGGCATACTTAACGGCGTAAGCATAACCCCCGTAAACGGCGCGGTATCTTTCTACAACAATGACGCTAACGTAGCCTTAACCGGAACTGCACTCGGTTCCCTGCAGCAAAGTGTGTCGGCCGTACTGGCTAAAGCCGTGGCAGGCAGCGGGTTCGGAGCAGCAGAGGGGCAGCTAAAAGCAGCGTTAACACCGCTGTTACAAGGTACGTCTACATTAGGTAGTGTCGGCCAGGCCACCATAGCCACCACGGTACGACTAAACGGTACGCTATTAACGATCTATGCTAGTAGAATATCGGTTTCTGTAAAACCAGACGAGATAGACTGGGTAATCGTAGAAACGCTATCAAATCAGGTAGTATGTTCCAGCTTCGGAAGGACGATTACCGTAGAAAAGAACGCTGTTAGCACCTTGGCGGAGCAAATTTCAAACACAATCGTAGCAGAAGTAACCAAACAACAGATAATTTCACAAACACCCGGTAAGGAACTCATAATATGATTTATTCAGCGACAGCAAAAGGCCCCTATAAAGTAGCCGGGTATCACGACCCTGACAGTAAAAAAGTAATCGGAATCGTCTATAAGCCCAGCACCTGGGCGGCGAACACCGTGTACTACGCACGAAATGCCGATGACTACGACATAGTGATCCCAACGGTATTCGCCGGGATGTATTACAAAGTGACAAATCCTGGGAAAACAGGAGCTACCGAACCGGTATGGCCGACCACAGTCGGAGAAGCGGTGGTTTCAGGGCCAACTTTTGAAGCAGTAGCCTACAATTTGATGTTACCTACTGAATCGATTGTTACTTCGACCTTTGTGGCTACAGATGGCGTTACCTTAACCATACCTACTTTTACTGCGGGTACCACCCAGGTAATGATCAGTGCGGTTCCAACAGGCGTAAACTCGTTCACCATCACAAACCACACCGTAAAAAGCAATGGGGAAGAGGAAGATGTCACCCTGTATTTTAAGGTAGCCGAACGCTGAAAACGTGCTATAGTACCCAAAAATCAACTAGATGGATAAGACATCGTGCTAATAAATGCCTTTTTAGGAATTAGAAATGCTGAACCTATACGGTCGATTCCTAACAGCGCTTTGTCTGAAGCCACCGATGTCGATATATCCGATGAAGGTGCGATAACCCGAAGAAACGGATACACCCTTTCGCTCTCGGCAACCAACACCACCGCATACTCCACGCTTGACCAAGAAGCCTATATCGTCACGGGCGGCGTTTTAAATAAACTCCTGCCCGATCTTAGCTTAGTCCCAATTACAGCCTCTACAGCTAAAAATTTTTGCGATTTCGGCGGTGTTTTATTCACAAACGACGGGCATAAAGTTGAAGATGGCATAGCGACCGATTTAAAGATACAAGCCCCAAACTACGCCCCGCAACTTAGCGTCATCCAAGGCCCTATGCCAGCGGGTGTTTACAGTGCTATGTACTGCTTTCGAGCCGCTTCCGGACTTGAATCTGGGTCATCCCCCGTAGGCTCTATCGAACTGCTTACCGAAGGCGGGGTTCAGATCGCACCCATCCAAGCTCCTGTGGGCTATACAGCAATCATTTACTTGACCGATGCCAACGGCACGGTGTATTACGATGCCTCGGGAATCCAACTGGCGCCGGTTCAAGTTTTAGCCAACTCCTTCCCCGAAAACACTGAAAAAGTAGCTTTCTACGCGGGAAAATTATGGTGCAGTCAGTCCCTGGACAACGGCAGTTCCGTCATATTTTTTAGCAGCGCATTCCACTACCACCTGTTCGACTACGTTAAGGACTACATCATCGTCCCAGGTAAAGTCGAAGATATGGTCGGAACACCACAAGGATTGGTGATCGGCACCGATGCCGCGCTGTACTCCTATTCTGACACTTTGCTCCTGTTGGCTGGCTACGGGGTAGTCCCTGGTCGATCAATGGTTCGAGTTCCGGATGGTTCGGTACTGGTATGGACAAAACGTGGTGTCTGTACGGCACCTCTATTTTCAAATCTAACCGAAAAGAAAGCCAGCTTTCCAGCTGGAGCGCAATGCAGTACCGCCGTCGTAAATCAGGACGGCTTGATTAAATTTCTCGCTTTATCGGATGGTTCCGGTAAGGCTTTCAATGCAAGATATTAACTATATAAATCAAGGGGTTACAAATGGTACAATATTCGGACGGACTTATAACAGCTCTTTTTGGTGAGCAAGGCGTAGAAACCGGCGCTAACGGCCTTAAAGGCTTAATGAAAAACGGCGTGATCAGAGTATATTCTGGAGCACAGCCTGCCAGTGCAAACGATGCCCCAACAGGTACTTTATTGGGGAGCATTACCACCGCAGGTTTGGCATTCACAGAGGGGTCACCAACGGGCGGCTTGCAGCTATTAGCCCCAGTCGGAAGAACAGTTTCTAAGGCCGCTTCGGGCTGGACATATACTGGTGTAGCGGCCGGCACGATGGGCTGGTTTCGTTTTCAAGCCAACGCAGTGGACAACGATTCACTGAGCACAAGCCTGGTCCGTATCGATGGTTCGATTGGAATAACGACTGGTGACTTACGAGTCACAAACGTTACATCAGCTATCGGGTCCACGGCAACGATCGATAGTTTCGTGATAACCGCCGCCTAAATGTCCACCATCATCATGGGTGACATAGCCGCTGGTGCGGTCTGGTGGTCGCAAGCCGACTGGTACAAGCGGGTGCTTGCCCAACGCTACGCCATCAACAATGCGTTCATGCAGGAGTGGCACTTCCCCAAGGATGGGGTAAAGATATTCGTGAAGATGGTGGCCGGACAGCCGCAGGCGTGGATTTATGTTGGGGGAGGTCATATTTATATGGAGTGCGGGATCATAGACTTTTCTACGGCTATATTAAGCCAGGAATACTACATGCCGGGGACGTTCCACACATCCTTTTATCTACCAACTAATAAACTGAATGGGCTGATCAGTTATACAGGAGAAGTTCTACGGCAAAAAGCTTTAAATTACTGGGACTTAATACTTACTCCACCAGTGTACGTAGACGCACATAAGATAAGCAGCGCGGATATTCCCGAAGGAACCCTCTCTTGTGCTACCGGTAATATGTATATAGACCTTGTGGATATAGCAGAAACAGGAGAGCTACCTCTAAGTTTCCCAGAAGTAGTTAAGGGTTACAATAAAACCGACTACTCCGAGAAAAAAACACTCATGAGTTTGTTCCCAGGGTCTATGTTTACGGGGATGGCTAAACTGTTCATCCAATCAATCTATGGTTCAGATCGCAATGACCTACACATAAGCATTGATCAGGACTTTAATTACATAGGGATAGAAATACCACTAATAGAAAAACTATGGACAGAGTTCAATTCCACACTACCACTACGCCCTTACACGTTCGGGTATAATGTAGTTTTTTTAAATAACATGGGGACATACAGCATAGCGATAATGATTGTAGAAACCCAGACTTTTCAGGTGAGGGAATTAGTGTCAACTAATCCTTTGGCTAACAAGTTACTCAAAGAATATGCGTCTTTTACTGATCCGGTGGAGTTGCAAAAAATACAATCGTTTGTGCTATCAACCTGTGTTGTAGGCAATATTCTGCTAGATTGGACGCCTATAGTAAACCCACCCACGGCTGGCACCCCGTTAAACTATAGTTGGAAGTTTAGTAATGACGGTACGAAAGGAGTCATGGTGCTTTATACCGGTGAGGGAGTAAATTCATTCAATACTACCTTCACTAAAGCGGAACTAGAGATAGCCTGGATATTCAATGATTCTATCCTAGAAGTTACTGCAACGGCTTCTGAGACAAGCACTGGGTCAATTTCTACCTTCCTGACCAATATCCACATATCCACACCGCATAGAGGAAAAGTACAGTGGTTAGCAGGTCACATCCCTGCCGGACAAACCCCAAATGCTGGCCAGGTAAGCAGTGGATCAGCCGTAGTTTACGCCTATTTCGACAAAAACACAGCCGTGGATGTAACCTTAACCCAAGGGATTACATCCCCCGCACTACTAGTTACCCCAGAATACACAACCGCACCTATAACGGGGGTAGAAACCGTGACAATACTTACGGATGTCACGCATTCCTCAGGGGGTTTGATGGTGGGTGGGGCAAGTATATCAGTTGGCTTGGACACAATCTCCGGTACGTGGAGCAATGGAGGGGCTACGCAAGGAGTTCGGATAATTGCAGAGGGTAGGCCTGCAACTAATCCAACATCAGCTAATGCTGTTGGGATTGGCCCCGGACTTATTGCCGGAGGTATTACAGGTTATAGTGCCTCGGAGAAGTATTTCAATAACGAAAATACTGCGGACGAGTATTCCGCTTTATATGGCACATTCCTAGACACATTTAGCACGTTCACAGAAGTGAGACCGTCTAGTTACGCAGCCCAAGCTATCTGCATACCGGATAAAGACGCTTCAGCGGTGCTTATATATGATTATAGGCACAACACGTCTGCTTCGTATCAGTCCGTTGACATTTTAAATGATTCCAAAATAATCTCTGAGGTAGCGGCTGTTTTCCATCACGGCCCGTCAGGTTCGGCCCCGTCCCTATACGACCCCCGTACCTTCAATACGAATTATAGCTTCCATGAGCAGCTATCGAGTACCAACGTTGATACCCCACCAGTCCAGACCCATCAGCTTAAGGTATATATGGCGGGTGGCGACGCTGGAGTAGACCTTATTGAAACCAACACCACTATTGACGGATTAACTGATCCTGTACTAAGAGCTCTTTTCTACCCATGGGTTACGGGCTTGGAGGACATCCCTTCTATCTCCACGGTGCAATCTATACAAGGGTCATATCTAGCTTTCTACCAGGCTTCTTTAGCGTCACATACTAGACATTTCGATTATCGTGCAGCCGTTGGCTGGGCTTAAACTTACAGATAGGATACGGATATGGCAGGAATTATAGCGACAGAAGGGCTGAATGTATCAGCTACCTTTTTATTCAAAGGTGCATCTGTAGATAGGGCCGCAGATATGTATTTGGGGTTATTTACGAACGCATCAGGGGTTACCAACGCTCTTACGGCGGCGAGCGTAACTCAGCCCACCGGCGCTGGGGGGTATGCTATGAAGACTTTAACCGATGCTTCCTGGGCGATAACTGGTAGTGTTGCCAGCTACGCCCCCCAAGCATTTATAGGAGACGGTGGTAGTTTCTCTGCTGCTGTCTATGGGTATTTCATCATTACTAAGGGGGCTACCCCACGTCTTATAGCTATTGAAATAGACCCTGCTGGACAGTACGCGATTACTTCCGGGGACACATATGTTATAACCCCGACCATAACTCTAGCGTAGAGCGACTAATATGGCCGATTTATACCAAAGCAGCACCAAGCTGTTACTACACTGTGACGGGGGCGATAACACCACCGTTTTTACGGACACGTCTTTTAACCCACACACGGTTACCCCGGTTGGAGGCGCTAAAATTTCTACGGCCGTAAGTAAATTCGGGGGGGCGAGTGCATATTTTGATGGGACCGGAGATTATTTAACCCTTGATGGCTCTAGTGAATTTGCTTTTGCTACCGGCGATTTTACTATCGAGTTCTGGGTATACCCCACCGTTGTAAACGGCATCAGCAAATTTATTTACGATGCGCGGGGAGGAAGCGGAGATGGGGGCTATGCCTCAATTTACATAGACCCTAGCAACACCTTGGCGGTTCGCGTTAACGCTGCGGTTATAATACAATCTGCTTCTGCATTATCAGCTAACACTTGGTACCACATCGCCCTGACCCGATCAGGAACCTCTACAAAACTTTTTCAGGACGGTGTGCAGAAAGGGGGCACGTATTCTGATTCCGTAAATTATGCCATAGGGGGTTCCGGGCCAGTTATAGGGGCTAATGCTTACAGTCTTCCGGGCGGAAATACCTTTATCGGGTATATGGACGAGATACGGGTTACGGAGGGAATAGCCCGTTACACCGCCAATTTCACGCCCCCCGTAGCGGCTTTTGACGACCCACTCCACACCACGAATACCTTGGCTGGAGCGGCGACCTTAACCATATCGGTTGCTTCAGGCACCTTTCTGCGTGGCCGAAACGAGACTGGTACCATCGCAGCGGACTTCATAAATACTACCTTAGTAATACTAGGCGCATGGAATACGGATTTACCCGCCCCAGTCTTCGGCCTGTATGCCACAAGCCACACAAACATACCCAACAGCATAACCGCCGACCTGTTCAACACCACGCTATCGGTCAGGGGTGGAGCCAACACGTCCGCAGCTTTCACACTGCCGACACTGGTATCGACAGGTACGGTGCCGGACACGATGGCCGCAAGCTTGACCCTGTTCACCTCGACCTTATCGGCGAGTGCCACGGTAGCGGCCGAAAGCAACATCAACTTAGGTTTTGTAAGCTCAACCCTGACTGCGAGAGGAGGAGCGAATGTAGCAATAAGTTCCCCGAGCTTCTCTGTCTCCGCTTCTGGAGTCGCCCCAGACAGAGCCAACGCAAGCCTGGGTTTCCCCACACTGAGCATTGCTGCGACCGGAACCTACCAGCAGCGCGGAAATATCACTTTAGGTTTCTTCGACTCCTACTTAAGCTACAACAATATCGCCCTGGCTGGACCCACTTTCAGTCTGCATGCCGAACTGAATACCAACATAAGCAATGCACTGGCCTATGTTATGAATGTGAAGACTACTGAGTCCACTAAATATTCGAACTTCGGTTTTAGCCATGTTATCGCTCTAGCGGGCAAGCATTACGGAGTCAAACCGGACGGACTGTACTTACTTGAAGGAACGACCGATGCAACGGTTGCAATCAATGGTACAATCGCCACTAAAGAAACCGACCTAGGAACCACCCAAGCCAAATACATACCCTACGTGTACTTGCAATCCGATACACCCACAGTAGCAATACCGTTTGTCGATGCGGTGCAAAAACCACGCTATTTAAGCTCTTTCGGAGGCCGAAAGATAAAAATAGCCAGGGGCTTAGAAGGTCGATACTGGCGGTTCCGTGTAGAGAATGTGGTGAAAATAGAAGGTTTAGAACTTCTTCCTGAACAAAAACAACGCAGGGTTAAATAATGGCTTCCGTAGATACACTTATTCAAAACGCAGAGATTAGGTCAGCCAGCTACGCCAGTACCACGGGTTTCCTGGTCGGGGAGTTGATGAACTTAGTCAGAGCCTACGATCCGACTATCATAACCGGCGTAGAACTGGATTTAACCCACGCTGATTTACCGGCGTATGTTGCCCCGGTCAAAGATGCCGTGGCTATGCCGGTCTATGAGCCCCCTTTGTCTATCTTACCTAGTGCTCCAGAGCTGACAGGCATAAGCCCGATAACACTGCCCCCAGACCGGACGATACCAATTATAGCTACTGCGGGTTTATTTGCCCAAGTAGCGCCGTCCAGCAACCTGCCTGACTTCAATGAAGCCGCCCCCGATATGCAGATCGACGCCTTGGTAGCGGAGATGAATGCCCTGGCGCTACCTTCAATACAAGCTATCGACATGCCCGTGCTTACGCCGTTTAGCATAGGATCAGCGCCGATACTCAACATCCCAGTTTACGACGCCCCACCGGTACCCGACGCGATCCGTGACCCCGTAGATTACGCTACCGCCATGGATAGCACGTACAACCGCATGTTGCCAGAGATGCAAGCTTTCATCGACGATAAAATGTCACTGTGGATCGCGCAATACGCACCTGAATACCAACCCTGGTTAACGCAACTACAAGCTAAAGTAAGCACCGGAATGGACGGCGGGATACTTCCCGATCAGTTCGAAGCTGGAATGTTTAATCGTGCCCAAGGCAGAACCGAACGAGAGTTCACGGCAGCCGAAGACAGTTACCTGGAGTCTTTTGCTAAGAGTGGGTTTATAGCTCCGCCAGGTGCCATGCTATCGGCGCGTTTTATCGCACGGTTGAAAGGTGCCGATGCCCTGGCCAACCAAGCCACGGATATTTACATCGAGCGCCGTAAAACAGAGATACAACACGTACAACTGGTTATGGGTTTAGCATCAGCACAAATACAAAGCGTTCGTGGCACTGCGATAGCTTACGCTGGAGTACTAGGCAACACGATGCAGCAGGCGGTAGGCTACGCGAACAGCATTGCTGAGAAACTGGAAAAAGTGTTCGACCACCTATTGGCGAGGGCGGAACTATCTATATCGGTTCTAAAAGTCGTCGGTGAGCAATACGAGATACAGCTTAAATCGGCGTTATCTGCACTGGATGGCTACAAGCTTGAACTCGAAGCTGAAAAAATGAAAAAGGACATTGAGATGTCCCAGATCAAACTGGTAGAGGCCAACATAGCGGTACAGGAATTAGCGGTAAAACGGTTTTCTGCGGTAATTGAGGCGGTAGCCAGAAAAGGCCAGATCGAAGAACTGAAGATGAAAGGCTACTCCATTCGAGCGGATGTTTTCAAAGCACAGACCCAGGCTAAAGTTGCTGGATTTGAGGTGTATCGGTCAGCCATTGAGGGAGATAAAGCTAAACTGCAAGGGGAACTGGCTAAATTGACCGCGTTTGAAAGCCAAATTAACATCGATACCTTGCGCTTAGACTCGCAGATTAAAGGCATGGAAGCGGTGACTACTTCCAACAATGCAAAAATCGAAGTCTTCAAATCAGGGGCTGAGGTCTATAAACTGGATGTCGAAGCGGCGTTACAAAAGTTCACCGCATATGCCGATGTCAAGAAGCTGGCGCAATCGGTATATTCGACCGAACTGAATAACGCAATCGACTCCTTCAAGGCTAATCTTGAAATCCCAAAGATAATGTTGGAAGCCTTGATCAAGGAATATGAACTGAAAGTTCAGACCGCTTTGAAAGAAGCGGAAATCGATGTCCAGAAACTGCAAATATCGGAGCAAGCAGCCGCTGCTTCGGTAAGTGCATATCAATCCATGGCTTCGTCCGCTCTTGGATCACTAAATACCGTCGCTTCTAGCGCCATATCCGCATCTGCCTAAACAGGAATATAAATGGAAACTTTAGACCAACAACGTGCCGCCGCTATAAACCAAATCAACGCCCCTAAAAGAGCTAAACAGTTCGCCGCCGACGGCCACCAGATGTCGCAGATGGAGATAAATGCCGCTAAAAAGGCAAGCATTCTTTCTGCACCAGCAACTTCTAGCGAGGTGCGTGGGGCGGTGGACAACGTGCAGGCGAATACCGCCACTACTGAGCAGAAAATAGGCAGTGGTGCTTCGGCTTACGGCACAGGCGAAAAAATGGACGCTTCCAATTCAGAGTCTGCGGAAAATGCTAAACAATATGCAGAAACTGGTCACTATGCCCAAGGCAGCGGCGTACTTAAAGGCCCCGGAACGACGACTTCAGACAGCATACCAGCAAAACTCTCGAAGGGAGAAGCGGTACTTAACTCCAATGCTGTTTTAGCTCTGCAGAAAATGCTAGGAGACAAAACAATCGAGCAGTTCAACGCAGAGCATGCCCATAAAGGCGTGGTTTCTAAAGTTCTGGATGGGGTGGTATATGCGGCTGGCGGTTATATCCCCGACGACCAAGCTTTAAAAGCTGCCTCGCAAGGACCCGCTGAAATAGCACCGATGCCAGTCCAACAGCCCCCAGTCGCGGGACAATTAAAAACAACGGGCGGAAGTGCCAGCACCGGTTCGTTCACCCCGACCTCAAGCGAAGTCAGCGCAGCCGGACCAAGCGCGGAAAAGTTACCTGGATTGCAGAGCCCGGTTAAAGCTCCTGCTCCAGAAGCAGTGACAGCCAAAGTTTCAACTTTTACACCGACCGCTGGAGACATAGCAGGCCAAAAACTAGGCCCTAATGAAAGCATTGGTATGGGCAAGCCGTTACAAGCGTTATCAGGGGCTGAAAAAAGCATAGCCAATCCGCCCCGAGTGCCTATAGCGGCACCCGGCATGACCCCAGGCGTAACACCTAAGTCAAACCTAAGCTTAGCAGGCCCAGAAGCCAAACCTTTTGCTATGGCGCCCTTTAACCCCGCCCCACCACTAAATGAAATAGCGCCTAAGCCAGCTATCGAGATTCCCGGCACTTCCGGGGCCGCGAACATACATTCGGGGATAGCGGTCGGTAGCATAGATAAGGCCAAGCAACTCGTCACTACGCAGTCTCCACTAGCAGCACCCGTAGAACCTCCCCATGCCGATAGAGTAAGCAACCGGTCGGCGGAAATGAACGTACACGGGGCGGAGCCTATCGCCGAAGGTAAAAACTTAACTCCATTTGAGCAGAAAGGTTTGGCTACCCGAGCGCAACCTATGGTTAACGAAAACGTACCCCGGCCTTTCGCCAGTAAAGAGGCTGAAAACTTCGCAGCAGAGCAAGCGCGGCAGGATGCTTCTTTTAAAGAGGCTGGAACCCCCAAAGGAGTTCCAGAAAACGGGAAGGTTTCGACTGAAACAAGTGAGTTTCTAGATACGGCTGGAAAAGCAGCAGGTATAGCAGGTAAATCGCTAGGGGCACTGTCCTTACCAAGTGCCATAGACGCTATGACAGGCAACTCTCAGAGCGACCTTGACAGGGGTAAACAACTCGCGGGAATCTATAGAACCAAAGGTGTTAAAGGAGTATTGGGGCACGAATACGATATGGTTGCTGATGCAAACGGGGCCCTGGCTAATTCTGTTTCCGATGCTGTTTCAAAAGGAGCTTCCAGTTTAGCTGATACCGCAAATACAGTATGGAATGGCCCCGCTCAACCCCATGCTGACGCCGGTTCACTAAGAGAATACGGCCATGTAGCGGATATGAACGCCGATAACATCCCTGTCTCACCGATGCTTACTGATTTGTCGGATGCAAAAGTGGCCAGAACGCCAGACAACACTCCTACCACTAAGGAGAAAACGGCGGATACCCGCGACGGTACTGACGTTGACCCTACCCAGTCTGGGCAAGCCAAGAATGCTGATCTAAGCACCGTTGATAACAACCACCATTTTACTCCGGATGGCAAAGCAGCACCCTACTCGGAGCAAAGAATATCGGTTAGCGATAACGGGGATTTCATTGGGGTTAACTCTAAAAACCCGCGCAGTGCCGAATCCATGCGGAAGATGGCGGACATTGCCAAACAGGGTATCCATGCAGGCTCTGGGGCAGGTTCAAGTTCATCCTACCCGGTAAACTCCGACGGCTACCGAGCAGAGCAGGCGGCTATCGTACAAGGTCGCCATGATCGTGCAGCGGCCTTCGATGAAGCTAATAAACCGGTTCAGGTTCAGCAGGCACAGCAAGACTATCAAGCTCCAGACTTCTCTGGAGCCATAGCGGCCGCGCAGCAGGAGCTTAATACCGAAGGCAGTGCTTCCAGTTTCGACGATAGAATAGCGGCCAAACATACCCGGCAGGCAGCAGAGCGTAAGCTAGCTTCGTTGACCAATTTGCAGGATAGCGCGAACAAAACCGCTTCTGATGCCAATAACCGTCGCGCTGCAGCTACCCAAAACGGTATCGACAATGATCTGAGACGTCAAGGGTTGGCTCAAACCGGTATCCACGCGGGTGCCCAAAATGCGCTTACCGCTAGAGGGCAGGACATTCAAGCCGCTCAAAACAAAACGGCTGCGGAAGCCAATGCCAACCAACGTGCGGAACTGAAAGCTCAGCACGAAGCAACCCAAGGATTGGCACAAAAAGAATATGATCGTAAAGTGGGAAATGATGCAAATAAGCCACGGGAATACATGGCGGATGATGGGACGAAACGTATTGGCACGACAGAACAAGCCGAACAATACGCCACTGAAAAACCGGCCAGAGAACAGGCCGCTGTCGACGCGTATGTGGAAAAGAAAAGCGGGTTTTTCGGTAAGCCTACCGAGCAAGAGGCTAGAACAAAATTGGGTATGGCACCGGCTAGTAGTGTAAAATCAACCGTACACACTGCGGACTCCGATGCTAAAGCGATAGCAGCCGCCGAAGCTTCGGGTAAGTATACGCCTGAACAAATAGCAGAAGCCCGTAGCCAAATGGCTAATAACAAATAGGATTATCTCACATGCCAGATCAAACTGTACTCGATACGATCAGAAACGATTACCCAACAGAACAAAAAGCAGGGGTTTTAGACACGATACGAAACGAGTACGGGGAGAGTCCGAAAGAAGAAAAGGCACCCTCCAGTATCGCCAGGAGAGCACTAGGCGATACTGGAATTTCCTTAGCAAAAGGTATTGTCGGTGTTCCAGAGACTGCCGTAGGATTAGCCGACCTGGTTACAGGAGGGCATGCAGGAAAACTGGCTAAAGACGCTGGGGTAGACTTCGCTCGCACCAAACAGATTCTGGACTCGGGGTATTCTCCAGAGCAACAGGAAGCTAATGCCAAGGTACAACAAGCTGAAGGGTTCCTACCTACACTAAAAGCGGTAGCTGAAAACCCATCCACAGCTGTTCAGACCATAGCCGAATCGGCACCATCAATGTTAGGTGGCCAAGCTATCGCCAAACAGGTTTTAAAAAATGCCCCGAAGATCGCACCGTTAGTTGCTGGAGCTATTGGCGAAGGCGCGGTTACAGCAGGTCAGAACGCGGAACAAGTACGTCAGCAGACTCCAGACCAACTATTGACACCAAAACAGGCCCTGCTTACCGCTGGCAGCGGGGCTTTAACAGGGGGCATCACCCACGGTTTTGGAAAGATTGCCAATAAACTGGGTGTAGGTGATGTCAACACCGCATTTTTAGGCAGACCCGCAGCAGCAGCCGGTAAAAGCTTACCGAGAAGAGTCGGAGAAGAAGGCCTGATCGAAGCAGGGCAAGAAACACTTCAGTCTGGACAGGAGCAAGCTGCTACCAACTTGGCACTAGATAAACCGGTCATGGAAGGGGTAGGGAATGCCGCCGCCATCGGTGCCGTAGCCGGTGCAGGTATGGGCGGAGGCATGGCGGCAGTCACCCCAACTGTGGTTCAAGTTCCTGCACCCGAAGCTCAGGCTCCAGTAACCGAAGCTCAGGCTCCAGTAACCGAAGCTCAGGCTCCAGTAACCGAAGCTCAGGCTCCAGCACCCGAAGCTCCAGACCCGATGCAGGCAAAACCCTTTGTTGACCATTTTGTTAACGCTGGCGTTGCCCCTAATACCTATTCAAAAGGCTTCAGCACCGCTCTGAATGCAGCGGGTATCGTAATAGACCCCGCTAAACCGCCCGCTGAGGCTTTCGCCGAGTTACAAGCTGCCGTTTATGCACAGCCAAAAGCCAGAGTTGAAGCCGTAACTGCCGATCTGACTGAAACTTTGGATGCCCATATCGCCGCTAATCCTACGGGAAGCACGGTATCCAAAGCCGTTAAAGCCGCTGTAGTAGCGGGTACAACCGAACCCCAAATAGCGGCGGCTAAAGAGCGCCCGATAACCCGCACGGACGGTACGCCCTATTCTACCGCCGGGGAAGCAAACAACTTCCTCAGTCGCATGATGAACGGCAAGCCTTCCAGCGAGCACACCACCGTAAAACTTCCAGAAGGAGGTTTCGGTATCATTCACAACAACCAAATAGATGACTACGAACTGCCAGATGCTAAAGACACTGAAACAGCTACACCCACAGGACCAACAACATCCGGAACAAGTGCGGCTGCACCCGGAAGTGATCAGGTTATTGACCAAAGCCAAGACCCAGCCACGCAAGAGGGTGCCGCCGAAACAGCACGGAAAGTAGTCGCTGGAATCGACTCCAGCGTAGCCGCTAATGGTGTTATGGGTACGGTACCAGCGGCACTGAGAAAATCAGCCCAGGACTTAGGGGTGTATGACAGTTCACGTACCCCGGAACAAATGTTGGCTGCCGTCCGTACCCATACAGAAGCACCGATAGATGAAGCAATAGCAAGAGAACACCCGTTGTCGGATGCCAATACCTACCAAGTAGCCGGCAAACCAGAAGACACTAAGAAAGCGGCGGTAAACTTCCAAGACCTGCACATAGCCATAGAAAATCCTGTCGGTTCGGTTCGCTCAGGCACCAGTCCAGAAGGCGAGAAGTGGGAAACCACTATGCAAGACCATTACGGCGAGATTAAAGCCGGTGAAGGCGCGGACGGCGATGCGGTAGACACTTTTATACCCGCAGGCTTAACTCGCGCTCAGATCGATTCTACGCAGAACGCCTATGTAATTGATCAGGTAGACCCGAAAACCGGTTTGTTCGACGAAGTTAAGGTCATCCTCGGGGTAGCCAGTCCAGAAGAAGCTAAAGCGGTATATTCCAGAAACTACGCTCCAGACTGGAAAGGTTTCGGTGCAATTACCGCAATGCCGATGGCCGACTTTAAAACCTGGGTCCATAGTGACGCGGCGAAGTTACCGGCAGCGAAAACGGAAGCCAGAAAACAGGATCGCCGGCAGAATACGGATATTAGTTTTATCCCTCCTAGCGAACGTCGAGTAAACGAAAGAAGAAACCTCGCAAAAGAGCATGGCGTAACGGACCAAAGTGCTTTAGAGCAAATCGTGCCCCAGGAGAAAAAACACTTTATAACCGGTTTTGAGCAGGCCACAGAAAAAGACCCGATTATCCTCGAAGCACTGGAAATTGTAGAAGAAACCGGAACCACAGCACATTTTGTAGAAGCCGATATAGCAAATCTGGGAGGCATGAACGCTTTTTTCGGCGACAACCATGCTATCGTAAACCCATATATAAAGCAGTTAGGGGACATTTTCGCTAACGCCTTGCGACAAGTGGGTACGCATGAAGTTTTTATCCACCACGGCGGTGATGAAATCAGTGCCGTTATTCTCGGCGGTACAGATGCGAGAATAAAAGAAGCTATGAATTCTGCCAGGGAGAAATCTTTGGCCTGGGCTAAAGAACAAGGGTTGGACACAATCCCACACCTTAAAACCGGACCAGGAAAAGTCCCAGGTACAGGCCTTTACGTGGGCTTTAGCCCTATGGTACCCGGCATGACGCTGGCAGATATTTCTGCCCGAGCAGCAGCCGAACTTAACGCAGGTAAAACGGGAGTAGAATATGTCGAAGGAAACACCGGATCAGAAAACAATAAGGGAGTCCAACGAGAAGATAGCAATATTGGAGATAGCCCTAGCGAAACGCCTAGCAGCGAAGGGCAAGCAGCGACAACCGAATTAAAAAGACCCAGGCTTTTAAAAGAGTGGGTTACCGGTGAACCAGCCGCGATAGAAGTAAAAACCAGAAAATCCCCGTCCAAGACTGTTAAGTCTTCCGACCATCTTCTAACGGTAATTGCCAAAGTAGGAGGGTTAAGCCGAGAATCCGCTAAAAGACAAGGTATTGACCCCGCCGCCTTTGGCACCCCTTCTGGTAGCCATTTCTCTGTTTTCCCGGCGAAGGGCGGAAAAACATTCGATGAAATTGCCGGTTTGTTGGACGGTGTGCATTTTGACCTAAATGGTCAAGAAGGAACTTACGACCCTAACGTATTGTTAGAATTGTTGGACAATGCGCTTAGAGGAGATAAAATTTATACTGCAGAAGGCTACGCAGGTATTGAAAAACTGGCTAGTGCCGAGCGGTTCGATGAGGAAGAAGCCAAGTTTGCTTTCGACCTGCAGAACCTGCACAATCAGACCGCAGAATACGATCCAGAGCAGTTACCCTCGCTTGAGTATATAATGGCACAGGGTGGGATAACACCTCTAAACATCAACGAATTTTGGGATGAACTAAATGACAATATCGGATCAAAGAGCGAAGGAAATATCGCAGAGGATGTCGGAGAGGATCAAGGAGAACTCGACTCCTATGACCAAACCGACCTCGATGCCAGAGAACGAGAACAAAAGCAACGAGCCAAAGACCTTGCCGCCCGAGAATTAGCTGCTAAGAACAAAGCGGAGTCTGACTCCAGCGTAGATTCGCTCTACGACGAGATGTTTACGGATAAAGGCCGCACGGATGATCTGTTCGGTGAGCCAATGTTTAGTCTACCTGAAAACAGCTTAGCGATAACCCATAACTTGTCTTTGGTCAACCTGATGCATGCCGACAAGATGGGCGGTATCGCGGTACCTAGTGTGGCAGTTACCAACAGTAACCACACGATGGGCAACTTCGGCGAAATAACCCTAGTTGGAGACAAGGATCAACTGGGTCCCGAAGCGAGTAGTAAAAACCGGTATTTCAATGCCGATATTTACTCGCCACGGTACCCGAACGTGACCTCTTTCCCCGACCGAAAAAAGATCGATAGCCTGGAAAAATCATTTTCTGAGCGCGTTAAAGCCCTTCAAAAACAACTCGGCTATAACGGCGTAATAGACGTAGATGACGGCGTGGTAAAAGGGCTTGGTCATAATCTGGCCGTCCAATACCACTACCTGGAAAACAAAGGGAAAGCACCGGCGCTTACTTACGTGAAAAGCAACGAAATAGATATTTCGGAACTAGGGAAAAAGGTTCGTAGCAAGCTGAATCAACAGGAGTTCGAGTACTGGCTACGGACGGAACATGCCAATCTGGTTAGTTCGGAGAAAATTTTCGACGGATTTACGTATTCTGGTAACCGTAAATACCTACCCCACAACCTGGATACTGTGGTCAAAATTCTGACCAAGAAAGTCCAAGGCGGAGAAAACTTCAGCTACGGCGTACCCTCTATCAGAGCCCACGCGGCAAAGCAGTTTAAAACTGTCAAAGCCATGCAGCAGGATCGGGACAGCATTGTTTCCGAAGCAGAGATGGACACCCTGAAGGAAGAGGTCAACCAGGACTTTTCAGAAATAGAGTCTGAGTTGAACGAGTACAGTAAATTTGAGCGGCCACAAGCTGCCGAAGCCCTGGCAGGATTCGCCGAGAAAGGTATTCGTGAATTCAACGAGTATTACGAAGGTGTCCCGGTCGAAACTATGGCAAAAATCGCCGAGTTCCTGGGTAAACTACGCAACATGCCGACCCATTACTTCGAAGGCAAGATAGGCCGTTCCGTAGATATTGGTGAGTTCTCGGGAGCCATAGTGCCAAAAGGCAAAGAATACGAACCTGCAATCGAGCTTCTGAAGAGGAAAGGAATCACCAAGATAGCGCGCTATGATCGTAACGGCGACAGAAGCGCGGCCCTTAAGTCGTTTAAAGACTTGTTATTCAGTATCTCCAACGAAGCTAAAGGCGATCTTTTTGCTTCCATAGAAGAAGCCCAAACCCACGCTGAAGACCTGTTCGGCAAAGGTGTGTCGCGTCTACCTCTGAACTTTACCCATGGGCAAGAGTCCTGGCCGGAAGTGGCGCGCCACCCGAATGCCGAAGGGGTTTATTACCAGGGCAACATCTGGGTCGACCTGAATAACACCACCAAAGAACGCATGAAATCTGTGCTCCTACATGAAATAGGCGAGCATTTCGGCCTGGAAAAAATGATTGGCACCCAGGTTTATGAATCACTTCAGGCGCAGATAAAAAACCGCGCCGAAAGAACTGGCTCACTGGAGAATAGAGTCTGGAATGACGTTGCTAGACTCTATCCACACGTAAAAGTAGGCAGCAAACAATTCGTCGCTGAAGTGATCGCCAAACTAGGCGAAAAGAATCAACCCTGGTACCGCAGACTGATCACTCAAATCAAAGCCTTTTTGATGAGACATGGTATCGCCCGTGGTTTCGTTAACGGAACCTTTACCGGGGACGATATGCACCAGTTACTGGTATCCAGTCTTAAAAGTGCGGCTGGCAGAGCTACGGAACCGATGTTTATCGGCGGGGAGGCTATGGCTTCTACCGAACAAGCCCCACGCTTCTATTCCGCCTTACGCAATATGTTTATTGCGTCCCCAGAAAAAGTCTTTGGAAACCCAGCACAGGTAAAAGCCTGGTTGTTGGGCAACGCGGCCAAATACGATGTCAAGAAGGACGAAATTTATTGGTCGGGGATTCTTAACTTGTTGGATATGCAGGAAGGCAAAGTCACTAAAACCGACATGGTTAACTTCAACGGCGTTCAGGTCGAGGATGTGGTGTCTGGAAACCCCCACGCAGAATGGGATAAAGCTAAGGCTAGCAGGGAAACCGGCCTAGCTGAGTTCGATAAAAACATCCGCGCTCTGCGGGAAGAAGAACACAGGCAAATAATGGTGCTAGGTGAACCAGATTCTTTAACTCCAGAAGCGATAGCTGTCTGGAAAGAAGGACACACCGCTATAGTGTCAGAAATGGCTCGCCTAAAAGAAGAGAAAGAAAAATTTAGTCAAGAAGGGCTATTGAAAATGGGTGCCGCTCTTAACATCCCGGAATCAAGACATGGTGGGGGTAACTTGGAACTCCCCGGCGGCGTAGACTACAAAGAATTGATCGTTACCATACCGACTACGGAAGCCTATAACGAAAGCGATGAAACTCATTTTGGGAGGGAAGGAAAAGGTAAACAGATCGCCTGGATTCGCCACAATACCCGTACCGATATTGATGGAAACAAGACTTTGTTCCTGGAAGAAGTCCAAAGTCAGCGGTCGCAAGCCGGTAGGACAGAGGGGTTTATTAACATACCTAAAGCGCTTCCTGATAACTGGATAATACAGAAAAGGGGAGCTCGATTTTATCCAGTTAATAAAAATGAATTAGATGCTAACGGGGAGTACGCAACGCTTCTTGGAGAGTACGGGACGGTAGCTGATTATTCGTTAGAAGGTGCTACTAAAAAAGCAATAAAAGCTTTACGTACAGGTACAGTACCTCCTGCACCTTTCGTCACTGACTCAAACAACAAGTCTACGAACGCTTACATTACGCTTCTATTGAAGAAAGCCGTAAGTTCTGCGATAGACGGTGGCCACGACTCAGTGACCTGGACTACGGGCGATCAACAGGCTGATCGCTACAGTTTAGCGAAGCAAATAGACCGAATTGAGTACGAAGAAGTTCTCGACCCTAAAACCTATGTACCTACCGGCACTTTTGACTTGTCTGTGTTTAACTTAGATGGGCAAAATGTGCATGAAGCTTACGCTCAAACACCTAAACAAATTGAAGAGCTTGTGGGAAAGGACGCCGTTAACAAAATACTAAACGGCGAAGGTAAGGTATCGGATGGTGCGGTTGGGTGGGAAGCGGAAGACTCTGAAGGTCTGTCACACCGTGTTTTGTCTGGTCTTGACCTGAGTGTCAAACCCCAATGGGTTTCGGCTATGTACGGTGACGGAAACGGCATGAATGCCCAAGGCAAACCATCCCTGATTCTGCAAGCCGCTGGCGACATAGCCCGCAAGATGGGCGGTAAGATAGGTTCGCAGGAACTGTTAACGGGCGAAGACTGGACAACTCAACCGGCCTTGATCATCACTCCGGAAATGAAAGCCAAGATTCAGTCCGAGGGCATGCCATTGTTCTCTACCAACAAAGAAAAACAGCGCCTGGCACCGAACGGTAAGCCCTCCAACCTTAATGCTGGACAACAAGCACAAGTTCGAACACCTGAATTTAAAGCCTGGTTCGGGGATAGCAAGGCGATAGATGAGAATGACGAGCCTAAAGTTTACTATCACGGTTCAACCGCAGACATAAAACTGTTCATGCGTGGTGCGGGCGGCTACGCATACTTTACAGATAGCCATGAATATGCCAGTAAATACGCGGGGAATAGCGAGGGATCGCAAGTGTACCCCGTATACCTAGCGGTAAAGAACCCCCTTGACTTAACGCATTTCGGAGAAAAATCTTTATCTGACAAAGAGTTCAGAGATTTTTTAGGTTCTAAAAATGTTAGCCTTCCCGAAGACGCTCAAGGATACCCAGAGACTACCGCCTGGAGACACATAAAAGGGGAGGAAGTAAAATGGGCAGCAATGGATGCAGGATATGACGGCATAATAGTTAAAGAGGGGGATGGGAAAACCGCAGTAGCAGTCTTCGAGTCTACGCAAGCCAAATCCGCTATCGGCAACAACGGTGCGTTCTCACCTGAAGACAACGATATTCGGCACTCTATCCGTGAACCCTGGCAGAAATCCGCAGCCGAATACAATGCCCCAGCGGAACTCAAGCCGCAGGAGTCTTTCTACGTGGGTAAAGTAGAAGTAATCCGGAACCCTTCGAACGCTGATCAGTCTGATATGCGTAAGGAGGCGGCGAAGGAGTATGGGGTACCTGGTAATGGCGACCCAATCCTGAGATTTACCCAAGATGCCGACGGTAACCGGTATGTCTGGAAAGCCTACGAAGCGGTTCATCCCTGGATAGAACCCGCCATAGAGCAGCGCGAAGGCGTCCATGTTGATCAGAATGCCGCACAGAAGCTTTCGCACCGTGGCGTGGTTAGGCGAGCACTTTATGAAGGCCAACCGGTACCGAGCAGCGTAATAGCCGAATACCCAGGTTTACTTGAGGAAGTTAGTGAAATTCCAGGTAATCAAGCACCGATGCACAGTTTTGCTGGAGAAAAGTCAAAAATAGCTAACCTTGAAAATCTAACCTCCGCTAAAGCCAAACTAGATAATGGTGAAAACCCTGAGCAAGTCCGGAAAGAAACGGGGTGGTTTAAAGGAACTGTAGACGGGAAATGGCGTTTTGAGATCGACGACAGCAAGTTTAAGCTGAAAGAAAATGCTTGGGGTAAAGACTTAGAAGAAATAGACGGGGTTCCTGGTCGTAAACTGATAGGAAACTTAGGGGATAGGTGGCACAAACTTGGGGCTATAACAGCCGAAAGACTCGGTAAAAAAGAAACTTTTCAAGAAGGGTTGGTTACTGACACGGACTTATTCAAAGCCTATCCAGACCTTGCCAATGTTCAGGTTACCCTACGTGAATCCAACGCTTTTCTACACAGCGAAAACGGGCATTATTCGCCAGGTAAGAATGAGATTTATATGGAGATAAACCCCTCTTTAGGCGGTGATGCTAAAGGTTCGCTACTACATGAAATACAGCACGTAATACAGTTCAAGGAAAAATTCGCTCTCGGTGGAAATGCCGAGGAGTTCAACCACGACCTCATCATGCGAGAGCGCAACGATGAATTTAAGAGGCAGACTTACGAAGAACTTCCAGCTTTACTGGCCGCTTACCGAGCGGAATCCGATCCTGTTAAAAAGAGTGAAATATTCAATAGAAGAATGGCTTTGATGGATGAGATAGCCGCGAATAAAAAACTAACTCCTTATGACTGGGCTTTCGAGAAGTATAAAAGGTTGGCGGGGGAAGTAGAGGCTAGGAACACGCAAACCCGTAACGACTATTCAGAAGAGCAGCGCAGAAACACTCCGCCCAGTGAAACCCAAGACAGGGCGGATCATTTGCAGACGATAGATAGTGGGAATGGCGGGTCTATGCACTCTATCCGAAATGCGCGTGACCAAGCACTGGCCAATGCGGATACCACATTAGGCCGGATAAAGAGCAACCGCTGGGTGTTCCTGTCGGTACAGCAAATGGCGGAACGGACGCATAAATACCTACCACAGATCAAAAACTACGTAAAAGCCATGAAAGCTCGCCGTGTAGTCGTCGAGGATTGGTACCGCCAGTCTGATCGGATCACATCTGTGTGGCAAAAACTGAAAGACAAAGTTGCAGTCAGCAATTTGATGCAAGACTCAACTTTGCCGGATGTCGATGCATCACAGGCCTGGAGTGGGGTTACGAAGGAGAAGGGTCTATTCCGCGTACACTCGCAGGCTAAGTTCACTGCCACCAGTAAGGCTAAACTTACGTTAGGTATGGGCTACCAAAACTCTGTTACTACTGGAGATTTCTATAAACAAGCCTATTTCTTGGATAGGGTTGACGCGGATGTGTTCCTGAATATGTTGAATAACGAGGAAGCTATCCAAACCAGGCTCGGACATAAGCCTGAAAACGGCACTCGTAAAACTGCACTTCCCAAGCTACAAGCTAAGTACGCCGCACTGACGGCGGAAGCCCAAGGAGTCTATAAAGACTCAAACGAAACCCTAAATGCACTCGCTAATGCTAGGCTACACGCTATTGAAATGCAGATAGAAAGAGCCATCGATGATGGTCGAATCCGAAGCCAGATGATTTCAGAGTTGAGAAAGAACATGGAAGCCGGTTCTCTTGAGTGGTACTACACGCCGCTACAACGGTTCGGTGACTACTGGTTTTACGGTAAGAATAGCGCAGGACAACCGGTGTTTTCATCCTTCGACTCGTTGAAAAAGATGAAAGCTGCGGAAGCCGTTTTTCGAGCCGACGGGGGTAAGAACATAAAATCCGGAAAGAAAATGCAGAGCATCCATGACGATTTGGCGGCTACCGATGCTTTCATGCTCGATGTACGTGACAAGATTCACGAAAATGTCTCCGACGATGCCGAAGCCCGCGCCCTGCAGGATGCTATCTACCAAATGTACTTGCAGTCTTTGCCCGATGTTTCGGCCAGGCACAGCGCTCAACACCGTAAAGGCGTACTGGGTTTTGACAAGGATGCTATCCGGTCGTTCACATTCCATATTCACCACGGCGCCTCGCAGTTGGGTAACATGACGGAAGGCCGAAACATGGCTGAAGCTGCTAAAGCTATGCGGGATACCGTGACGATGGCTATGGATGATGAGCACGATGCAGCCGGAAACATTACCGGAAACTTCCGCCGTCGGGAAGCAGAAATACAGGTCGAGGCGGCAGAAATGCTTCAGGATGACTGGGCTACCCTGACCGCGCCAGGGCACTTAGAGGCCGAGCAGGCCGCCGATCCAGATAACGCTATCTGGAAAGAAGCCCTTACTTTACGGAGAAAGTTTGGACACCTACCTGAAGTTGATGCTTACGATGCTCTGGAACGGTTTTCGGTAAAGTTAAACACGACCATCGACCATTCACGGATGCTCAAGGATCAAAAGTTACAGATAGCGGCGGGCGAAGTGGCGGATGAGATTAAAAAATCCTTCGATGCCATGGTCAATACCCAAAGTTCAGACCTGGATAAGATCGCTTCCGACATACGCCAGGCCAGTTTTATCTGGATGTTAGGGTACGGCGTATCCACAGGGTTGATGAACTTACTGCAGACACCTATTGTCGCCATGCCAGTAGTGGCCAGCAAGTTCGGTTTCGGGAAAACGGTTTCAGCTTTCAATAAGACTTACGGTGAATTCATGGCGGCCATAAAACTGGCGAAGCGCAACGATCCAGATTCCGTAGATGAGGACGGTAACGCTTCTATTTCAGTAGTCTTGGAACGAAGATTGAGAACGCTCACCCGAGGCACGGCAGCTTACAAAGAAACAGAGTCTGATGTGAAATTTATGCAATACATCAAGAGTCAGGGGGAAACAGCCCGAACCCAGATGCAGGATGTTATCGGTTTAAGTCAGCGTGGCGACATTGAGGGCGGCAAGCTACAAGAGATAAACAAGAGCATGGGCTGGATGTTCCACCACGGGGAGCGTGTTAACCGCGAAGTTACTCTGTTAGCGGCCTACCGATTGATGCGTGATAGTAAGGTTTCGGATGGTCGCGGTGGGATGCGTGACAGTACCTTGGAAGAAGCTCAGCAGTACGCGGAGAAAGCCACCCATATCGGTCACGGAGACTATAACGCCGAGAATGCAGCTCGGATATTCCGTGGCTGGCCAGCAGGTATCGCGCTGCAATTTGGTAAGTACCCGCACCTTATGTACTATGCCTGGGGTTCGGCTTTCCAGGATACGTTCAACGGGTGGAAGAAAATGCCAGCCGGCGCTGAACGCGATGCAGTGATGGCTGAAGCCAAAGAAGCGGGTAGTCGGTTAATTGGGCTGGCTATAACGCAGTTTACGGTAGCAGGGGCTTTCGGAATGCCGCTCATGGGCGCTACCGTCATGCTCCTGAACATGATTGGGGCCGCATTAACCGATGACGACGATCCTTGGGATACTAAAAAAGAAGCCCGAATGTGGTTATTCGATTTAGGCGGAGAAGAGTTTGCTACTGCAATGACGAAAGGTTTCTTCAATGCTGTTACTCCTGCTGATCTAGGTGGCCGATTAGGTATCGCGGACATCAAGTTTCGTGAGGGGAAACAAGAACTGGAAGGTCGTGACCAAGCTACTCAGCTTCTAGTTTCGTTGTTCGGGCCGACCGGTGGGTTAATGCAAAAAGTTTTTGAAGGTGCCAAGTTAGCCGGCGAAGGTGAATTTGAACGGGCGGCGGAGCAACTACTACCTAAAGCACTGGGCGATCCGCTGAAATCAGCCCGGTTTGCCGCTGCTGGTGCGACGAGTATCCGTGAAGGAACCAAGGGTGACAAATTAAAAGATATGAGTCCTGGCGAGGTGTTTTTGCAGATATTCGGTATTGGAAGTTCGGACTTGGCCAACAAATATGATGATCGCGGCTATGCATTTGCCGATAAGAAGCATATTGAGGAGGCAAGGACAGTATTGTTGCACCGGATCGCTAATGCAAAAACGGAACATGAGGAAATCCCTAGCGAGGAATGGCGGGAGTGGAATGTGAAGTACCCGCTAAAGCCTATATTGCCAACCGATGTAGCAAACTCGATTGCCGCTTCTAAGAGGGAAGAGAAAAAGCGCGGTTCGAAAGGCTACTATGTGCCGGATTACGTGCCGGATTACAGTACCTCGGAAGACGACGAGTAATAAAAAAGGGTCTCGCGGCCCTTTTCTTTATTTCGTGCTAGGCAGTTCGTAATTGCCATCGTAGCGCGGTGCAAGTCTTGGCATTCCGCGCTGCCGTTCTTCAGCCATTCGGTAGTAGGATTCTGTCCACCAGGACGCCGGTTCGTGAATCTCGCACTCGCTCAGATTAACCCCGTACAGTTGCATCAACTGCATGGGGCCAACGTAATGCCGCTTCCCATCTGTCTTGCTGGGCACTATGCCAGGGCAAATTACGTATTTCTGTTTCATTGTTCAAGTCCTGGTCTTCGGAATCACGTCCATCTTTTGGCGGCATATTCAAAACAGTTCCGACAGGGTAATAGTCGTGCGGCAAAATGTCAGGGAACTGGTCGGCGTTTAGCGCCCTTATTTCTTGCCAGCGGCGATCATCGCCAAGCTGCCTAAGCGCTATTCCCATTATGCTTTCGCCCGGTGCGGTCGTGTATAACCAGTCATTCAACTCAGACCCGCTGGTGGCATAGTTTCTTCGAACAGGCACAGGTCTTCGTCAAGTACCTCACACCATACCTCTCTGGGGTCGCCGATCTTCTTAAATTGATGCCAACTTCCTTTCTTTCCTAGATAGATCAACTTGTCGTACTTTGCGTGTTGCCAATTATAATTTCCACCGATATTCATACCTAACCCTCTCCGAGTGAATAGTGGTTTCCGTCACGAAATCTTCCGCCCCATGTTCCGCCTTGGCTTTCCCACCATTCTCCGAGGGGCTTATGGGCTTCTGTTCCTTCTAAATATTTCCCGTCTCTAAACAGATTCAGATCAACCGCCAATCTCTGTTTGTGGAATGAGTTCGCGGCGCCATATCCTTTTTTAATGTTCATATCGCCGTGCAGTCGCGGGTCTCTAAATGCGTCACCTAGCGTTATTTCATAGCCCAGGCTATACGCGTGTATGATTAAATCAGCCACCATTCGTGCAAATTTTGATTGTTTTTCTCTTAGTGTCATATTAGGTGCCTATATTAGTAACGCTGATTATTGTGTGATCGGTAGCCTCGAATGTGGCACGTATATGCTCCGCAAGTTCCGCATCGCTCTTTAAATAGACCACGTAAACATTGTTACCATCAGGGCCTTTCTTGAGGACTATGTATTTGTATCTCATCCCGCCATCTCCAGATATTGATCTTCGGTTAATACAGTCACGCCATGCCTCTTAGCGGCTGTGGTTTTTGCGGCACCGACATCGGCACCGCAGATTAAGTAGTCTGTTTTAGAAGAGACCGAGCTGCCGACTTTAGCTCCAAGAAACTTGGCCTGCTTTTCCATATCTGATCGCCCGCCTTTCTGCATTGAGCCTGTGAATACCACGGTCTTGCCCGACAGGTTGCCCACAACGGTTACGCCGATAGGAGTCTCTGTGAGATTGAACCCTAATTTCATCAAAGCATCGAACTGAGGCTTGATGTTTGCCAATGAATTAACAAGGCTACTGGCTGTCTTTACGGCAAACCCATCAATGCGCATAATTTCATCTATCTTTAAGTTAAATACATCAGCCAGCCTATGGTGCTTGAGAAGTTTCTCACAACCCCCCTTGCCGACGTTGTGGATGGAGAATGCGGCCAGGAATCGCCAATCTTCAGTGGGGCGCTGACGACTAATGGCGAGTTCGGTTGCAAGATTTAACGCTGTTTTTTCTCTAAAACCGTGATCTTCAAAAATATATTCATCGCACCTATAAACTTCCAGTACGGTGTCAACACCTTCACCTACGAGTTTTTCTATCACTTTCGGACCAAACCCGTCGCAGCTGCCCAGCGTTTTAAAGAAAAACTCAATCGCCCCCTCGATTTGCGCTGGGCAGGTTTCGGTATTAGTGCAGAGTAAATTATCACCGTCAACTATAGTATCTTCCCCGCAGCTTAAACATTGCGCCGGGGATAACGCGCCCATTGGCGCTCTTTTTACAACGCTCTCGATGTACGGGATAACCAAGCCTGATCGACATACCCGGACGATCGCTCCACGCTCTATACCAGACTTAACTACGTTTCCGTAGTTATGCCCAGTGGCCTTGCTGATTGTTACCCCCGATACTTTGGTGGGTTCAAGTTGCACAACCGGTGTCAGTCGCCCATTTTTTGATGTTTGCCACACCAGACCGGTAACCCGAATGTTGTGGTACTCGGTATTTTTCTTATAAGCAATCTGCCAGCGGTGATGATGGTTTGTGGCACCCATCTCTTCTTTGATAGCTGGGTGAATAGCTTCGATCACCAGACCGTCGGTATCAAAGATGCAATTACGTTGCATCGTGTCAAACAATGTTTCAATGCCAAATAGTAAGATGTTTTTCGTTACTGTTTGTCGTTCAAGACCTATTCCGGCGAAAGGCTGAAAACATACGGCTCCGTGTATAATTGCGTCCTTGATTTCTACGTCGAGATCGCCCTCTTTGATAACCCCAGCAATGATGTTTCGGGAGTTATCATACAAGTGTGCCAGATGTTGCTCGAAGTAAAACTTATCGACCACTATTTCCCCCGGCCCTTTACCTCTGCCGTCTACGCTCAACCCATTGTCGATTGCTCGGCTTATATCGGTACCGCTTCTGCCGTCACCCCGAGTGTAAAGTTTTTCACCGTCGTCATAAGCGGCAAAGCCGTCCAGCTTCGGTGTGACCATAAAAAAGACTTCACTTTCCCCCATGCGCATCTGCCTGCCTACCGCCAATACATCGTTTGCCCACTTTTCAATTTCCTTGATCGAGTAAGCTTTGTTGGTAGACAACATCCTGGCCGGCAGCGGCACAGTTTTGCCGGCCACCGCCTCGGGCTCAACCTCTTGTTGGTTAAACCACGGGTTATCAGGGAACAGCTCTCTGCCGTCTTCCATCATGCCGTCATAGTCGTTGTCAGATAGCGTGGGTGTTCCGGCCCGGTATGCGACATTGGCTGCTCCTAAATAGGCTTGAAGTTCTTGTTCGTTCATAATTTTTCTTCCGGTTAATGTTTGCTTTTCTTCATTTTGTAAACTTCCCAGGCCAACAGTGACTTTCTGATCACCGTTATCTGGGCGCCGTTTTTGTAGGTGTTCTGATCAGACGCTATGAAGGCGTCGACTTGCTCCCCGAACTTTTCGGGTAATTCATATAGTTGGCATTCAATCTCGTCCATAAATATTGTTCCGTCTGTGGCTTGGTATGCGTTAATCTGTTTCATGATAGTCTCCAGTTGAGGTAGGACTATAGAATACTACTTACGCGTCATTTGACCATAGGTATGACTACTTAATATCCCAATCCATGTTTATGTTGCTCCGTTCTACCTCTGCGGCTTTGTAGCCTCGCTCGAAAGCATAGGCTATGGCTCGGAGGACGCTGGGGGCGGCCTGTTCTTTCGGAAGGTCGGTAATGTTCCACCTTTGGGCGTCAATCTCTACCCAGAGCGATATTTTTCCGTTTCGTGGTTCAGTATAAAAATTTACGTTCTTCATCTTGGGATTCCTTCTAAGGTTATCTTAACGCCCGCCCACTTTTTGCAGTCCTCGCGCACTATCGGGTACTCAAACGCCAGGGGCTTTACTAAAACGCCTATGATCGGGCTTTTTAGGTATGACTCGCATAAAAGATCGATCGCAAAAACATTTACTCCGCAATCATGCAAGTTTTGTTTTATGCTCATTTTCTAACTCCTCTTCGAGGCGTCTGCTTCGTGATCAAAAGTATCACTCATGGCGTTCTCGCAGGAAGGCGGCAGCACCTTTATCAAAGGCATCGCTGCCGTTCAAGCAGGCTTCTACCTCTGCTTCCGTGTATATCCCACTCTCGAACATACCTTTAGCCCAGACATACCCTCGTTCAAAGGGGGTTTCTTTCGGAGGAAATATTTTCCCAAGTAACACTCTTACTTTTTTTATCATGGGGTCACCTTTTTGAATTGGCCGCACTTATCGCCCGGCTTGTCTTCGAACATATAACAGTGTTGGTCTTCGAACTCCCCGCCATACTTGCAATTTTCGCAGTCGGCATCGGGCAGGAAGGTGGTGTCCATGCCGATAACCGGTAGGTTAACGCTAGGGAATAACAGCAGTGGCCATTTCATTTTCTTCTCCCAAAGTGAGGTTGTATTTTATAGGTAAAAACACCTACGTGTCAAGTGCTATGTGCTATAGTCGAACCTCACTTAATAAGGAGTTTCAAATGGCGAAGAAACGTGAACGCAGACAGCCCATAGCAGAGTATGAAAAACCAGTAGAAATCAGGGTCATACAGCCGGTTCGTGCTTTAAACGATAGGCAACGAGAGTACATGAACAGTATGCTTAAGTATGTCTGCACGATAGGTATTGGGCCCCCTGGTACGGGTAAGACCTTCCTGGCTGCAGCGATAGCTGCCGATATGTTGCGTGAGAAGCGAATAAACAAGATTTACATTTGCCGGCCGCTAGTTGAAGCGGATGAAAAACTGGGTTTCCTGCCAGGAACGGTAGCTGAAAAAATATCCCCCTACCTGGTGCCTTACGTAGAAGTGTTCAATGACCGGCTAGGTAAAACTTTCGCCGAATACTGCCTAACTCACGGCAAGATCGAAGCGGTCCCTTTTGCGTATATGCAAGGTAGGACACTCAGAGATTGTTGGATTCTGCTTGATGAGGCTGAAAATACGACCCGAAAACAGATGAAAAATTTCATTACTCGCGTGGGCGACAACGCCACGGTAATTGTAGATGGGGATTTAGGACAGAAGTTTATTAACCAGGAGTCTGGTTTAGCGGAGTTGATACGCCGAATGGGGGATTCTCCGAACGTCAACGTCGTCGAATTTTCCGTCGAGGATATTGTCCGTTCCGGGTTTTGTAAGGAGGCTACAATCGCCTATCTGGATTAACAAGCAAAAAAGTCCCGGCGCAAGCCGGGATAAATGTGTACTTCCGTGTATCGTAATCCCAAGGAAAAAACTATTCTGCGTCGCCTAAACTACCAGCGAGCAGGTCAAATTTGAAAGCCTCTACGAGCAGCAACATACGGCCAATATCTGTTGTAGAGCTGGCAATGTAGGCTCCTTCTGGCCCCTCCCCCAAAATAAGCACGACTTCCAAGTCGCTTTCTGCGGCTTCAGTCAATAGTGCTTTAGGGGCGAAGCTATCAGTCCGCTCGCGGTTGAAATTAACTACTTTTAGTTTTGTCATCAGTACAGGTTCTCCGAGTATAAACAACTATTATCTCCGCCGACACGGCGAACTATTTGACCCTGATCACAAGCCACTTTCCAGGCTTCTTCACGGGACATAAATGTGCCGCGTTGGTCTATGAATCCTTGCTCTACTTGGTTTACCCTCCAGTTTTCGGTGGAAGCCGCAATCTGGGCCCGCATTATGTCGTCGTAATGTCTAGCCCCGCAGACTATTGAGCCAGCCTGGTTACGGTTGGCCGCGCAAACTACGACTCGGGGCATAGGAGGGCTACCCATTTTCTATCTCCGAAACGTCGACCTTCACCCAGCTACTGCTAGGCGTAACCTTCATCCATACCGAACCGTCGTCACATAAAGCATACAGTTCTGGGTTGTTATCCTGATCGGCGCCATCGGCTACCAGTTGGATTATTTTACGCTTGCTCATCGCAATACCCACAGTGGCTTATGTTATATTCTTCTCCCCACAATTCACATTGGGGGCATGACCGCATATCAGTAATGACGTGCGGTTTATCGCTAGTTGCTTCCAAGGCCAGGAACTCAGTATTCTTACGCATCAAGCGTACAGCCATATCGACCCAAGCAGTGCTGTGGAGCACTTTCATGGTGCCCCAGCCCAATTTTCTGGCATCTTTTGAAGAGGCTGCAAAAATTAGTATGGCGCCTTCATGCGAACCGGCGGCTTTATCATAGCCCATGTATATCTTATTCACTCATCGTACTCCCTTTTGCGGCTTCGTACTCACTGCCAAATATTTCTGTAGCGTTAATTTTTAACTCCGTGCTTACGTACAAGGTTTCATCGTGCCAAAACCAGGACAAACCGCTAAAAATAGTATCCGCCCAAGTTATGCCCAGGCTTGCGTAGATAGCTTCCTTACACGCCTTCTCTCTCGGAAATAGCTTGACCCAAAGGTCATAAAGCGCCTTTTGGCCGGCTTTTTCGTCTTTAGTCCCAGTTACGTTTTTTCGCGGAGATTGCGTTCCAGCTTGTTTATCCGGCTTTGTCCAGAACCTATTGTCTAACTTTTCACCGAACTTTATCCCGTACAGTCGCGCCTCCGAATTGCTGTGTGCATACACGGGTTTACCTACGCCGAAGCGTTCCGCGAAAGCTTCTGCATGCGCTACGAGGTCACCCATATCAGCTAAAAATTTACGCACCGCCGCCCCAGATTCAGGGGCGCTCGTTTTGAAAAAACTCATAGGTAATCCACCAGTTTGTGTATGAACTCTTCGTTGTAAACAACGAATACCGCGTACAGCGCTACTATAGCTGCCGCCATTAAGTATTCTTTCATTATTTTCTCCCGTTTTGTTAGGGTTGTAGGCCACCGGTAAACCACGTTTCCGCATCCGGCTCAAGCATGGCCGAAAGATCAGAGCGTTCCCGTATATAAATCGCATTTCTGCCGGAACACAAGTTTAATCGGAAACCCACAAGAGAAAACTATGTCGCAGTCATAATTGAAAACTGAATATACGGTTCTAAGTCCGACGAGCAAAGCGCTTTATTGTAGGTGCTGGTTACGTTATCCAGCGCCTCCGTAAAGAAGGCCGTATTACCACCGGGAGAAGGTGTTTATTCAGCAGCTACAGCTTCAGCTACTTGAGCAGCCACAACTGGGTCAACCAGATGTGCAGCATCAGTTCCGGCCAGGGTAGCAGCGACTAAAGCTTCGCTGTTAACTTGGATTTCCGCCAACAATGCACTAGCGGCTTCAGTATCTCCATTTGCCAAGCTAGCTTGGATAGAGGCTACCATTGTGTTAATTGAAGTAACCGCAGCGACGATCAAATCTTGTTCGGCGTGAGCCGCTTTTAAAGCCTCAGAAACAATAGACATATTTTTCTCCAGTTTTGAAAGTTTATGTAAAACAAGGTCCATATTGGAATCCATTTTACGCATGAAATAATACATAGTGTATCTCCGTTAATTTAGCTGTCTTTCCAGCAATGTCAACCTCAGGGCATCGGCAGAGAAATCTTCATAAACTCTGCCTAAAAATCACTACCTAGACTGATCTTTACATTTTCACGAAAAAATATTTCGAGATAATTTCTACCCCCGCCTTTTTACGGTCCGAGGTGGCACCGGCCCTGGTGTTCTTGGAGCGGGGTAGGGTAGTCGAAACCCTGTGGTCGGATTGGAAATCCGAAGCCTAACCGCTCGGCCAACCCCGCGTATTTGTTGTCAGTCTTTCCTGACGGTCATCTGAATTTTCAGTATCGAGCCGATCTTAATGGTTGGCTCCTAATTACTAGGTCAACCGTGAGCTTCAGAAGCTTTTAATTAGGTGCCGTCTTTCCGGCTGTCAGAATATGTGGGTTACAGCCCTTTTTACTTCTCCGCAATCTTCTTTGAAGTCACTACTGCACTAGCCTGACAGTTACCGATATATGTCAGTATTCCGATCCTTTCGGGTCATCGGTGAAAGATCGTGCTACCCAAGTTTGGGACGGCGGGTAGCAGCCGTGTTTCATCAGTCCGTCCTACGTCCCCGCAGTTCTCTGTTTTAGGCATATTCGATAGTCCTAAGCGTTAGCCACCTTACGAGTGGAAATGGTGCGCGATTCCCTATCTTCAGCTATGTCGCTGCGAGTTGGCGGCTCGACCGTGTTTCCTGGTTATAGCACCGGAAACCTTGCTACTACGTATAGAGCACGTAGCCAACCCCCCTTTCTAAGCTCAGGGAGCTGGATTTGGTACAGTTAAGGAGGCTAACTTTTTACCCTTAGTTAAATTTTGTCAACCCCCGCCTTTTTTCGGTCCGAGGTGGCACCGGCCTCCCTAACTGTTGCTTAACATTCTATATAGGTAGCTTAGCCGTGTCAAGTGCCATAGCTGCAGATAAGCGATTTATTTGCTCTTTATCCGTGTTGGCCAGCATCCTAGATACACGGTGCATGTAGCCTACGGGATACTTGTTCATCAGTTTTCTAAACGGAGTTCTCCAATTAGAGCCTAGTTCAAAAGCGAGGCTGGCCTCGATCATCGCTGTTTGCAGTTCAAATAGCCGTGCTGGATTTGCCAGGTTAAGTTGTCTTATGTATTTCATTCAGGTGTTCCTCAATGATGTAGCCTATTTCAGCCACTGTGGAGTTCATATACCGGCCGCCTTTTTTGAAATAGCCGCCTGCTGGGTCAAAAACAGACTTCATTTCTTCTACCAGGAAGGACACGTCGCCTCCTTTTCGGAAGGTGGCTGACATAACACGAGTAATAGCTATGATCCACTGGAACTGATCCATGTTTTTTGAGCTTATAAATATCTCGAAAGGGTACTGAACACCCTCTATTTCGATATTGTTTATGGTCACGTATAGGGCGTGATCTGATTTAGGTGTTTTAATTTTATAAGTGACTCCCAGTAACTTATCAGACCGTTTGACGCCTTCGTGCATGCCTATGTACACGGCGGGTGGGTTTTCTGTTTTTACCCTATAGCTTACTATTTTCTTATCAATCTTCGGCATAGATAAACTCTATCAGTTTTATTTCACGACGCATGATCAGCGTCCACTGTCCATCCTGGGCTTCGGCCAGAAAATATTCATCTTCCGTATCCCGCATCCATGCTCGTAACCCGTCAGCGACTACTCTAATACTGTCGTTACGTGCTTCATCCTTAGCTTCCCAGGTTAAAGCCGGCCCGGTTTTAAAATGTATATGTAGTTGTGCGATCACTCTGGGTACTCCAATTCAATAATCAAGTCGATAAAGTGGCGAGCTTTGAGTAAGTCCTGCTTACCGTTTTTGGCTTTGTGCCTGGACACATATTTTACAATCGACCCTTCACAAAAGCTTAGTCCGTTGGCATGGATATACTCCACCGGTTGTATTTTCATAGTCTTATAGTGGTCGCCGCCTTCTTGTACGCCGAGTGCTGGTTTGGTCATCTTAGTTTCCTTCGGTTGAAAAGCGGATTTATGCTCGGTGAGGGGCTGTTCTTCTTGTGCAGCCATTTTTATGCCTTTTGGCCTGTCAGCATAAGCATTGCTACACTCTTTGTTCGGGCGAGCGAATATGCACCCATCACAAATTCCGTCTGGCCCACTGTGGTTGTCCTTCTCGTAGATGCCGCCGTTACAAGTATCTGCCGGATTCATGCTGCTAACTCCTTAGTAGAAAACCCTGACGCATTTTTATGCCCTCCCCCACCGTAGGCTTTAGCCAACACAGAAACATCGAAATCGCCGATAGATCGAAGCGAATACTGCCACTCTTTCGTATTTCCATCGTAGGAATAGACCAGGCCGAAAGTACCGGACAGCTTAGCTAGGGCGTTACCAAGGTCTGAAGCGTGTTTTGTCGGTGCATTGCATGCCGATCCTACAAAGCCATCTATGTTTATAGGGTGCGCCCTTTTTACCAGTGCCGCTACTTCCTGGTCGGCAACCATGAGTAAATCTCCCCCTCTATCGGCCAAAACGGTAGCGTCATCAGCCCACATATTGCGGTCCCAGTCATTAAAATCGCTGGTAACAAAAGCCCTAAGTGCTGCTCCGAAAGGTCGCGTCAATGGGTCTATAAAACGCCATAAATCACGGTCCTGGATCAGTGCCAGTCCTAAAGGGGTTGGCGAGTAAGGGTGGAAGTGTTCCCAGGCCATGACGCAACCTGAACGGTCCATATCGAAAACAGCGAAGTCCAAACCTTCCAAGTCGGCTTGCGCGGTAAGGTGGTGATCCAGGACTAACAAACTTTTTGCCTTACTGTGCATCTCGATAAGGACATCACGTTTATAGCTGAAGTCCAGGATATACACCTCTCGCCCTGTGACATCGGGAGGGGGGTTCCCATAGTGGACTTCGACATATTCGGCACTGTCGCCGAACTTTTTCCATGCTGCATAGGCAGCGCCAGCTCCGTCGGAACAGTTTCCGTGCCGAAGGATAAGTACGTTAGAATTCATTATTTTAACCCTCTCTTTGCTAGTCCACGTTTTAGTGCATTTTCTATCGTCATTTTAGATTCAAGCCTATTTAATATGTCTTCATCAACTGTGTCCTTGGCAATTATTTGGTGTATGAATACAGGTCTTTTAAACCCAGCCTGCAGCTGTCTAACTGCTCCAATTCTGGCTGTAACCTGTGCATGAAGCTCCCAACTCCAGTCAACAGAAAAGAACACGATTATGTTAGTAACGTCCTGAAATCCGTCTACGCCGTGTCCACCACTCGCAGGGTGTATAAACAAGATGGGTATTTTACCCGCTTTAAAGGCAGCTTCAGTCTTCGGTTTGGTATCGAAGGCCACCCCTTGTGGAAAGGCTTTTTTAAGTCTTGCGAGGTCTGCTTTAAAGGTGTAGCAAACCAAGATCGGCATACCGGCTGCTTCTTCTACTATATCGGCCAGAGCATCTAGTTTTGCATCGTGTAACGCTTCCCACTCTCCTTCTTCACCATGTATTATAAAACCGTTAGCGATCTGGTGGACTTTCATGGTTTTGGCACCCGCATTGAAAGCTTCCACTTCGCCATTTTCTATTTCAATACAAAGTTCCTCCTCCATTTGGTTGTATTGCATACGGGCTTTAGGGGGCAAATCAACATAGATGGTGTTTACTAGCTCCTCGCCCAACTCCATGTAGTCTTTTGCTCGTAAGGCAAAAGTCGTAGGCGCAATGGCTTTTCTTATCTCGCCTTCCGAATGTGCAAACATTTCTTTGATCCGCGTAAACGGATCAGTCCTGAACCAGCGGGAATCGAAAGCGCCATAGGTATTGCCTAGCGATTGTCCACCGTCTATAAAAAACTGTTGCCCCCAAAGGTCGTCTAACCCCTTGCTGGCTGGGGTGCCTGTTAGGTTCCAGAAGCGCCGAGTATTCTTGAAGGCAAACGGGGCTAGAGAACTGGTTCTAAGACCGCCAGTACATACCAGGCTGTTACCCCCTGTTTTTAAAGCTCTCCAATGCGACCTATGTGACTTCAACTTGCTGGACTCATCGGCGATGATGGTCTTGAACGGCCATTTTTTGTTTCGAAACAGGCCTGCTAACCAAGGTAAATTCTCGTAGTTTATGCAGTAACCGTCAGCATCAGTCTTAAGGGCTTCTAAACGCTCTTTTTGGTTACCGGTTATTGACACTATTTTTATGTGGTTTAAGTGGTCCCATTTCTTCGTTTCTGCTATCCATGTAGTACGGGCTACCCGTAGAGGAGCTATGACCAGGAACTTTTCCACGTCCCCACACCGAATCATCACATCCAGAGCGTTAAGCACCATAATAGTTTTCCCTAAACCCATCTCTACAAACATATTGGCACGGTCGTTACGCAGTAGGAATTGGGTACCGGCTGTTTGAAATTCACCTCTGGGCGTAAAAGGCTTACTTACTATAACATGCATGTTGGGTGCAACTCTCTTTTAGCTACTACACATACAGCATACGCTTCTTCAGGAGTAGAAAAATGTCCCAGTAGTTTAGTAACCCCGTTTGCTTTTATCCTGGCCCTGTATTTACCGGGTGGGGTGTGAAAATCTACCCCTAAAAAATCTACAGTTCCCCACCCTTTTACTCTATTCTGAGAGTTTTCAGATTCGGTGACATCCCTGATACGTGACATCCTGTTATCATGGGTGTCATGGAATTTATGGTCTATTACCCCTTTAGGCCAAACGCCGTATACATAGAACCAGGATAGCCTGTGGGCTTGGTACCTAACCCCATCCACCATAATACGCCGGTAACGCTTATTGGTGTTTGCCCCCGCTTCTCTACCTATTAAATCCGGTCTAACACCCCGCCCTGAAGTTTTACCTGAAATTCGGATAAACACGCTACCATCAGGAATATTAGCCATTTCACTCAAGCAGTCACCCTGCATTAAAGTAATCATATCAACTCGTCCACGGTAGGTACCCTACGCGGCGTCCGGTTCTTAACCTGATTCATGATGGTAGCCCTATTTATATCATCCAACGTCGGCCACCAACGGACTTCAGCTTCGGTCATGAAACACTTCGTGCAGATGTCCCGGTCATCAAAAACATGTTCACAGTTCATTCTATGTCTCCGGCAATCATGCCCCTGTCGGTATTTACCACTCCACCGCCGTAGCGTTTGTAATACTGCTCGATGTCTGGTGTTGGGTATTTTTCAATCACGTCATAGGCATAGCCTGTGAAGGCGAGACCAAGAGCGATAATGACTACGCAGGCTTTTTGTTGTCTGGACATTTTTTCTTCCCTCCGAATATACGCTCCCAATTAGCATTAAATTTTTCCTGATTGGTAGGCCGTTGTTTGCTGCCTTTTCCGCCGTCGCTCATATCTTCGGACTCCTAGAGTTTATAAAAGCTGGTGACTTGTTAATCTTAGCTTTGTAGTCACCCTGCACATTGTTGATGGCGGCTTGGATAGCTTCCATCAACTTTTGTTTTTGTTCTTTTTTAGTATTCATGGACTTCTACCTCTGCTTCACTAAACAGCAGCATCGCTACCTCGCGCTCTTCGAACCATTTGCTGTCATTCTCCGTTACGGGGGCATAAACCTTCTTTATGCCCGACTGGATGATCAACTTAGCGCAAGTGGAGCAGGGGTATAAGGCGGTGACTAGCAGGCTGGCGCCTTCCAGTTTAGCGCCGACGCGAGCGGCCTGTGCGATCACATTTGCTTCCGCATGGCTGACCAAACGCAATTTTTCAGCACGATTTTCGTATCGCTCTTTAGTATCTTCCACGCCGCGAGGGAAGCCGTTAAACCCGACGCTCAGGACGTTTCCTTTAGCATCGAAGGCCATCGCCCCAACTTTGGTTGAAGGGTCTTTAGATAGGCTTGCCAATGCTTGTGCTACAGGTATGAATTTTAAAGGGTTCATACTATTCTCACAATATCTTGTGCTGGTCGTTGACGACTTAAACCGTCGATGGACCAGGATTTATCGTTAAAACGGAAGCCTTCCGGTAAGCCGTCTTCTTCTGGGACATACATCACTTCCGAAAATCCTACCCGTAGTTGACATAAAACCGGTTTATCCTTGCTAATTTCCTTCAGCCTTTCGGTGAAGTTATTTATTTGCGGTGTTATTTGCGTAGCTGGGTTTTTCATAATTCCGCCATATCTTTTCTATACCCGTTTTTGCTTATTCCGGCATTACCCCATGATAACACCCTGCCTTTTGTTTCGAATCCAAACCCAAACACATACTTAACGTACTCGTGGGTGGTATCCCTCAGTATTACTTTAGCCATGCCTCCTTCCCCTAAAGAGCAATTATCCCGTAACTGCTCGGTGAAGCCATTCAGTAAATTTGGCGGGTTGATAGCTGGGTTTTTCATATAATTAGCTCCACGACGAATAAATCTACTTCTTTTTTGGTTGAAAGCCACACTGCGGTAAAACCTAACCGATCCAACCTATCCAGTGCTCTTATTTGCTCAGGTCTTGGTTTAGCCCCTGGGCGTTTTAACTCCACAAACAAAGCTATGCCTCCAGGTAAAAGGCAGATACGATCCGGTTCCCCGCGTCGTATCTCATACTTGTGTACTTGGGCTTGTGGAAAGGCTTTCTTCATCTGCCTGACGAAGTAAGCCTCTATTATCGACTCTTTAGGGTACATTTTGTACTAAAAAACCATCTCTTTCCTTTCTATTTCCCAGGTAACTTTGTCCCCATCTTCAGCGGCCAAAGTACCTGTCTCAAATTCGTTCTCGAAGTTTTCCATAGCGATACCGACTAAACTCGGTACAACGCTGCTGTGTAGGCACTCTACTGTTATTGTCACTGTTATTTTTTGAGCTTTCATTTTTTACTCCAGGGTGTTTTGATTGCGGGGCCTATTCCTCAGAATAGGCGACCGAGTTTATATCCAGCAGTTTTTGCACCAGCATATCTATTTCATCCAATAACTGTCGGTTGATTGCTTTAGTGCGGTTAAGTGCTGACTGAAGACGTGCCACTTCTTCAGCTAAAGTTATTGAGTCCTCTACTAAAAGGCGTTTTTTCTTCCCCATGATAGAAAACAGTTCTTCTTTCGATAGATTATACATAGTGTTTACCTTAAAAAAGACCCCCGTTTCCGGGGGCTGAGAGCCGCATCACTGTCCAAAACAATTCTGGGCTCCCGTAGAAACCCAGAATAATTTTAGAACTATTTTACCGCTTTTTTCAAGGTCGCAGATACCTGGAAACTTGCTACTGTACAGGCAGCAATGGTTATTGCGTCCCCGGTAGCGGGATTACGACCTTCGCGTTCAGCACGTAGTTTAACTTTGAAGGTACCCAGGCCGTTAATGGCAACTTCATTGCCTACGATCAGACTTTCGGTTACTGTGGCAACAAGGGCATCAATAACGGCCGATATTTTTGTTTTTGGCAGGTCAGTTTTAGCCGACATAGCCGCGATTAATTCACTTTTAGTCATGGTATTTCTCTTTGATGGTGTCAGCGACCGGCTGACGGCGGTTTAAAACATAAAAGGTGTGGTCGATAAGGTGGACGCAGTTCACCATCTTCCAGCTACTTAATGCGGGTTCGTTGATACATACTGCCTCGTCGCCAGGCTGTACATCGACTTCATGGTTGGCCACAGTTACGTAGACGGTATCAGCGATAAGCATGGCTTCTTCAAATAATCTCGATCCGCCGATCACGAAGGCTTCTTTTTTCCCTAGTGCTTTCGCCGCACTGAGCGCAGAAGCGAGGGAAGCTCTGGCAACGAAATTGTCGCCAGACATAATTCCGTAGTTACAACTAGAGCACACAACAATATTCTCTCTCCCTGATAGTGGTTTTACCGGTAAAGACTCCCAGGTTTTACGCCCCATTATTACGGCATGGTTCATGGTAAGCTCTTTGAAGCGCTTAAGGTCTTCAGGAATGTTCCAGGGTAACTTACCGTTTATGCCTATGACCCCATTCAGGTCACAGGCCATTATTACGTTTATTTTCACTCGGGAAGCTCTATGTAAGAGGCATGCCATAAAGATGCACTTCTTGACCAGGTAGTTCCGTCCCCCAGACGTTTGTATGAGATGCGTAGTGGGTACTCTTCAGGGCGGGTAGATTCAGTATTAGTGTGGTCGTACACCTCGTAGACATTTCCTGTAGTTCGGTGCTTCCAAACGCTGCCGATTCTTGGGACTATCATACCGAAACCTCTGCTTTTATAGCTGCCAACGGAGCATAACCAATAAGCCCGAAGTCTTCTATTTTATAGTCAAAAATTGACTCTGGTTTACGGTTAAGAACCAGGGGCGGTAAATCTTTCGGGGATCGGGTTAGTTGCTCTTGTACCTGCTCCAAATGGTTTAGATAAAGGTGAGTGTCACCGGTCGTGTAGATAAGCTCCCCTACATTCAACCCGCATTGTTGGGCTATCATGTGCGTTAATAAGGCGTAAGAGGCTATGTTTACGGGCAACCCCAGAAAAGCATCTGCGCTACGTTGGTACGTTGAGCAAGACAGCTCCCTATTGGATACATAGAACTGAATTACCGTGCCGTGACAAGTAGCTAAAGCCATTTTCCCTGCGGCAACATTTTGCTGTGGAGATAGGTTTTCGGAGGGTAAATCCTCTGGGCGCCACATAGTGACAACATGTCGGCGGCTGTTTGGGTTAGTTTTAATGCCTCGGATGACTTCACTAAGTTGATCGGTACGTCGAAGTACCGACTCCCCGGCTATCATGTCAGGAACAAAATATGGGTGTCGTAACTGCTTTCCGTAAATAGGCCCCAGATCACCATAATCGTCTGCCCACTCTTTCCAAAAATGGACGCCGTTTTCTTCCAAAAACTTTGTGTTGGTGTCGCCTTTTATAAACCACAAAAGTTCGGTTATTACGCCTTTTAAGAACATCTTTTTTGTGGTCAGTATCGGGAAACCTTCCCGAAGATCGAAACGCATCTGGTGCCCAAATATTGAAAGGGTTCCGGTGCCGGTGCGATCACCTTTTTCGGCTCCAGTTTCACGTATAGCTTGCAGCAGGTTTAGGTATTGTTTCATAACGATGTCTCCATATAATTTTCGGTTTTGTCTTCCAAGATAGCCAGAACATCTGTCTCAAAGTAGAAGCCGTTTAGTGAAGCTAAGATTGATGCCTCGTCGCTAGTTATCTCTTTGCGGCGGAAGCTATGGGCCTTTTCTGAAACGTAGTGCCGGGAGTTATCCTTCGGCCCTTTAACATAAAGGCAGCAGTTACCGGACTGGTTTAGTACGGCAGGCATTAGATAGCTGCCAGAGCGACTATGGCGATAGCTGAAACGACTAGAAACCCCTTAAGATAAACCCGATTAGCCTGGTGAGAAGAATTTAGTCTATCGCGTAAACTTGCACATCTGCTTGAGAATTCATTTCTATTTTGCCGAATACGATCCATATCTGCGCGTAACGAAGCGATGGTTTCTTCCAGGTTTCTAGCGAGTTCTATCTGATCTACCAGATCATCGCCGAAGCGAGAATAGGTAGCTTCTACTGTCTTTTCGTATTCCAGAAAATCTTCTGCTTTTATTACATCACCGGTGTTGCACTCTTCTAGCCAACCCAGAACCTTTGTGTATCTTTTCATAAACCCTCCTCTTAAGTAGTTGTGCGTAGTATAGTCATCTGACTCATGTACTGTCAAGCCTTTATTTATGGTACTATCGCATAAAAGGTAGCCCCAACAGAAGTATCTCTTTTTGTCTGGAGGTGTTAGCCAATTCCGCAGTTTCAAACAGACCTAAGCTATTTTTTCGGCCCCCTATGTTTACGTATGCTTCGTACCTACCTGCCCTTTTGTCAAAGCTAACCCCTTTGTACCCTGAAGTATTATTTCTTGATGCACCCCTGTTTCTCCCGTTTTCTTCGTTGGCGGCTTGCCTAAGATTGTCCCAGGCGTTGTTAATCCTAACACCGTCTATGTGGTCTATTAGACTAACGGGGTCTGATCCCGTCACTAATTTCTATATTATTCTGTGTACGTAATACAGTTTGCCATCTAACCTAACCCTTAGATAGCCATTTACCGCTATCCCGTTTATTGTTTTACCTGTGTCTCTGCTGTTTAGCCTATGTGCCGCTTTTATGTTGCTAAAATGCGAAACCGGTCTACCCTTCCATTTTAAACATCCTGCCCCCTTATCATACTCAAAACAAATCTTTAGGTACTCTTGCGTCGGCATAGCTATTGGTTTTGACATTCTACTTCCTGTACCTGTAGGCCGTGAACCCCGCTGCGGCAAGGGGGAAACCCGGTGCCCAACTTGGTACCGTAGCCATTAGCTCTTCAAGTCGTTGATGGGTATAGTCTTCCGTGTCGGGTACTTCACAAACTAGCTCATCATGAAGCGGCATAACAACCTTGTAACCTTCCTGCATAGCGAGTAGTTGCCCGTGTTTAAAGATGTCGCGGCTGAAAGCTTGGGTGGCATTTTCCACCAACTTCCCTCCCGTCGTTTGTATCTGTCCCCACTTCTTTGTGAACTGATTGATTCCTAAGAAGGAAAGCTTACCGTCCTTATTAACTTTCATGCCTGGATAGGGCAGTACGTGGCCGCTGGGTAGCGTAATGCGAACCCAGTTACCTGTTTTACGAGCCGAACACCCGTTACCAAAAGAAAAGTCCTCTTTTGGACTGAAAATTGCACTCCTAACAGCGGCTTCGGCATCCGCCCAGAAACCTACTGTTTCAGGGTGTTCTTTGCGCCAAAGGCGTTTTAGGCTTTCCAGCGCCATGTGTACGTGCTTAGGCAGTTTGTGGGTACGTTTTGCTTCATAAATAGTTTCCCAATCGACCATTTGGTCGAGTGCTTTTTTCTTCGCTTCGGTTACTTCCATGCCGACCATCCACTCGTAAAAGCTGTCTGCTTCGGCAAGGATTTTCGGAGGTACTAAGGGGGTTACCGTTTCCGCTAACTCTTCCAGATCGACCCCGAAAGAATTGAGGAACACTAACAGCGCACCTACGCCTCCCGCGTAACCCATTGATAATTCTAAGACTTTCCCAACGGCGTTCCGCTGTTCCTTCGTGACGTCTGCAGGATCAACGCCGAAAGCTTTTGCATAGGCCACTTTATATAGGTCGTGGCCGATACCGGCGTCGAAGTCAGCGAAGGCTTTTACCTTCCAGGTTTCTCCTGCCAGGTATGCCAGGGCGCGGCCTTCGATGTTTGATAGGTCTGAAATGACGAACTTTTTACCTTCGGGGGCACAGATCGCATAGCGTAAAGCGCTCGATGATAGCTTCATAATGTCGAAGCCTACCATCGCTGCCGTACCGTTCTTCAGTGAGTCTATGCCGCCTAGAATATCGTCGTGTTCCATGGTAGGACGTGCGAGATTTTGACATTGGTATCCTCCACGTCCTGAATCTCTTAAAGTTCTTGACGCACCGGCATATTGTATGGTACCACGTAATCTCCCGTCCAAACTGGTCATAGCGGCCAAAGGTTTATATTTCGCCGTGGCGGTTGTGGCCGTGCTTAAACGCACTTCCAATAGCTCTCGTAACGGTTCTGGAGTTTGCGGGTCATCGACCATGCGACCTATCGTGCCTTTCTGCATGTTTGGCAGGTAATAACCATATATTTTAGCGATGTGTTTGATCATTTCATCGCGCTGACCGGCGGTATTAACCTCGCCATTGGTCATCTTCTTGGTCTTAGCTGCGAGGTCTGTCTGGGCTATGGCTATCGCTTCCATAGCGGCATTAGCCAGCTCCAGATCAATGGGCATGCCTCTGGAGTTTATTTCCTGATCCATCAACCAGTAATCGAGCTCTACTTGTTGTCTCGGGTAATTCCAATTCGGGGTCTTCTTGATTATTTCCCGCATAGAAATCGTGTCGATACGGCAGTATTCTACGTACTTTGCCCAATCTTCTGGGTGATCAGCGGGGTCGTTAATGTTGCCGTTCTTATCTTTTTTACAAAATTTAAGCACTAACCGGCGCCCATCTTTGACCTTCTGAAAATCCTCCCTGATACCCAGGGCTGCACCTAAATCGCCTAAACCGGCAGGGAGTCCATGCGCTAAAGCTTTTGCCATCGAACAGCGGTATCGGTTTAACGGTAGATAACTACCCAGTACACCTTCGATTAAATTTCTATCAAACCAAACATTGTGCGCCCAAAACAGTATCTCTGGGTTTTCAAAATACAGGGCTAAGTCTTTGGGCATCTTTTTGTTTTTGGTTCTGTCCCAGACCTTTACCTCGCCTTCTTCCAGGCCATAAGAAAAGAGCTGAATGTCCGTTGAAGGATGCCTGGAATAAACGTGGGTGCCCGCAGTTTTCAGATCGCACTCGGAGAATGTTTCGGTGTCGAAGTAGAGGTTTTTCACTCCGCTTCCTCTATGATTATTGTTAGCCGGAACGGTTTACTGCTGGTTTTTGCTGCGTCCATGACTTCTATCAAATTACTTAGCTCTTCGTAAACTGCATCCCAGACTTTATTTTTGTACATAGTTCCTTCTTTGCGCTCTACCAACACCCCGTTCATAATGGGCCTGATAGCAGAAGTCGTTCTGTGTAATTCTTTTTTAATAAGCATTTTCTGTCTCCCAGAAAGTAAAAAACCCCGCCGAAGCGGGGAGTTTGATCACTTAAGATCAATAAACGGCGTACCGTTTCCGAGCATGTATTGCGGCAATTTACCATCCCATTTTTCGACGGCACTTAAATCCACCAGTCTTGGGTTCTTGCTTAGCGCTTCACCTTTTATCTCAATAGCTTTAGCTTCGGCCTCGGCTTCCAATAACATAGAATCGGCTCTACCTTTAGCCTCGGCCACGGCTTTATCGGCCTCGGCTTTAGATTGCGCTACCTCGTTTTCTCGCTGAATGGTCTTTTGCGTTGCGCCTATTTTAGCGTTTATCGCGTCAGTAACAACCGGTGGGAGTCTTAACCCTCCAACCAGGTAAATCTTTTCGACGACAATGCCTATTTCTTCGGTCTGGGCTATGACTCTAGCTTGAACTGCCGCTATAAAATCAGCTTTTCCTGCTCCATAAACTGTTTCCATGTTTCTGGAAGAGCCTTCGGTGATCATTGCATCCCGAACCATACTGCGTAGGTATACAGAGGTTATCTCCTCTATCCCTTTACGGTATTTCTGAAAAATAATACTGACTTTTTTCGGGTCGATGGCGTAAGTAACACCGATGTCGGTATTTACCTCTATGCCTTCTTTGGTCTGAAAGGTCATTGAATCGTCGTTTAGCGAACCTTCCGCTTTATCCTTGGCCCAAACCATGCTTTGGGAAAAGGTCGGGAAGGTATAAAGATTTTCATTCCATCCAATCCAGTATCTACCTGGCCCGACTTCCAGGGTATCGACACCTTTATCGCCTCCAATGAGCGATACTTTAACCCCTACGTAACCTGGTTCGACGTAGGTGCCGCAGCCCGTTAATAACAAAAGCAACAAAAATATTTTTTTCATTTTAGTATCCATCTCGCTAAGTAATATGAAATCGCGGGGGTGGTCGAAAGTAAAGCAAAACCACACATCGCCCATACATCTGAAGGCGCTGAAACCATGGGGGGTATAGCCGCAGATAACATTGCTGCGACTAAAGCAGCTACACAAAACTTTACGTATTTAATCATCGGTGCGTTCCTGGCTTTATATTTTAGAAAACCCCGCCTAAACGGGGGTGGTTGTTAAGATAGGCACCGTTTCAGGCGTCTACTTTGCGTTATGCACAGTGCGCCTCGAATCTTTCCATTTCTGCATTTGCATCCTTTTCGGAATTAAAAATAATTTCCCTGGCTGAGAATACGAAGTCAAATTTAACTACCCAAGACCCCTCCTCTTTGTAACGACGAACTAAATTCACATTGCTTGGGTTAATTAAACTTCCGTCTTTGGCTTTAAATAAATTCATTGTGTTCCTTAGTATAACTATGCGTTCAAGCGGAAAAGCCGCCCACCGAGCATTTCAGTTTATTAAAGTTCCGTGTGTGGCGGCTTTCCGCTTAACACGGCGTTATACATCATCTTCAACTATTGTAATTCTTCTATTAAGAGCGTCAAGATATGCAGAGACAGGCTTACCGTTTTCGTTGGTTACTGTGCTGTCAGGGTCGGCATGTTTTAATGTTGCGGCCATTTCACTTACGGAAGAGCTTTTGTGTTCTGTACCTGTTTTAGTTTTCATGTATAACCCTTGGTTCAAGCCGCCATGGGGCTGTAAAAGGAATTCTGCGTCGGTTGCTTTGTTTTGTTCAGTCATTTTTAATCTCCCCGTATAACGAGTCGCTCATACAGTTCCTGGTTTTTGAAAAAACCCCGCCGAAGCGGGGTCCGAAAGCTTAATACATATCGTCTTCGTCTTCGTCTTCGTCGTAACCCAAATCGTCTATGCCCGCCGCTGTAGCTGGGGCAGCTCCGCCGAAGGATTCGCCGACTCTGACAAACTGGACGCTATTAAGCGTTGCACGTAAACCTTTACCGAAGCTGTTGTCCTGTGCCCACAACTCAACGACTGCGTTTACATAGCAGCCTGCGAAGAATTTAGCGTCTTCGGCAGTAATAGGGTCTTTCGCCCCGCCGCGACCAACCGTAACCGGTCTTCCGGAATCCTGGCCGCGAGTTGCAGTCAGCGCCCAGTTGCCTTCGTAGCCGTTATATGCCTTGGTGTTTCCATCTGCGAAACAGCATTTGTTGGACATAGGCAGGATAGTCGGCAGGATAGCGGCCGCTTTAGCCCCCCACTTTTCTTTAGCTACGTCTTTAAGGGCAGCATCGATTTCTTTTTTTGCAGGATTTTCAGTATCGATAAGAAAGGTAGCTCGGTAACTGAACGGGCCTGCGTTTTGGAACTGCACCGGTACAAACAAATCTGGGAAAGCCAAACGCGCATCACGAATTATAATTTTAGCCATGGTTAATTTTTCCTAATATAAAGTGTCAATAAAATCATCCGGATCGAACAGAGCCAGTTCTGGCAACATTGCCAAGTCATCATCGTATGGGTTTATCGACGGGCTTTTATGTTCCGTCGGCACTACGCATACTTTCCCCTCGCTCCTACAAATAAGGGCTTCAAGCTTTTTCCACTGCCTTGGATGCGCTTTAGCGATGGTTTTTTCCGCTGTCGTTACACTGACCAGCTTTCGGTCGTACATTTCGGCCTCTTTGAAGCGCATAGTCTTCATAGCAGCCTCCGCATCGTCCATCCATGCCCGGTTCCCAGCTCGACCTTTAATGAGCTTGAACTTTGGGTGCCTGTTACCCTTGAGCATTTCGGTAAGCATCTGTGCTTCCACACCCTTTACCCACTCTTGAATCTGACCGATGGCAGCATAACACGCTACCAATTCGGTAAACGTCATGCGCGGTAAATTACGAGTAGCCTGCTCCACGGTGTGGGATACTAGATCGTGGTCATCCAGATCGACCAAACCATCCCCCGTTGCAGCACCGGCCACCATTGTGGTAATCGAGTCTTTAGCGTATGCGTTGCACACACCTTTGGCTTTACACCACATACAGCCTTCTTCACTCGGGCGTAAGTATGTTTCTTCCCATACATATACGTCGTAGTCCCCGCTCTCAAAGACCCCCAGCGCTTCTTCGCTCCTATCGACAGCGGCTTTGGCCTTATCCGCAAAAACGCCTAATTCTTCTACTGAGCATTCCCATTCAGAAAAGTTGTCGATACGCGGTTGGTAAATGATCATTTCAACGGAAG